ATGCGCTACCGGTTCGAAGGAAAGGAAAAGACGCTAGTCATCGGTCCCTATCCGCAAATCTCGCTTACCGAAGCCAGGGCAAAACAATCTGACGCGAAAATGAAGCTGCTTGCTGGCGTGGACCCATCAGAACAGAAACAGGCTATAAAGAAGAAGGAAAAGGAAGAAGTAGCTGATTCGTTCGGTGATATCTTCAGGGAGTGGCATGCTCATAAATCGAAGGTATGGTCGAAAGGATATGCTGACGAAATGATGAACATGTTCACTGACGATATATTGCCGCTCATCGGACATCTGAGAATGGAAGAGGTGGAGCCGATGATGCTACTGAAGGTGATCAGGCTATTTGAGGACAGAGGGGCGATGGAACGGGCTGATAAGGCTCGTCGCAGGTGTGGCGAGGTTTTCAGCTACGCAATAGTAACCGGAAGAGCTAAATATAATCCGGCTCCAGACCTTGTTGGGGCAATGAAGGGTTACAGAAAAAACAACTACCCTTTCCTACCTATGCATCGCATTCACGAATTCCAGAGGGCGCTGAATGGGTATGGAGGCTGGGTTATAGGTAAGATTGCTGCTCAAGTTCTTCACTATACAGCAATGCGAACAGTGGAGTTACGTTCGTTGGTATGGTCAGGAATTGACTTTGAAAACAGGCTGATCACCGTTGACCCTGAAGTAATGAAAGGAAGAAAACTGCATGTCGTTCCAATGTCAGAGCAAGTTACAGCGCTTTTCAAATTCCTGCAACAAATTACCGGACAGTACGAACTTTGCTTCCCGGGAAGGAATGACAGGAAGAAGCCAATCAGCGAAAATGCCGTCCTTGGTGTAATCCGCGGCATAGGATATGAAGGGCAGACATGCGGACACGGTTTCAGACATCAATTCAGCACGGTACTCAACGAGAAGCACTGGAACAGCGACGCAATAGAGATGCAGCTGGCACACGTAAGCGGCGGGACGCGCTCAGTTTACAACCATGCTGCATATCTGGCTACCCGCAGAGAAATGATGCAATTTTGGGCGGACTGGCTTGATGAGAAGGTGACGTAATACCACCAAAGCAAATTATGAAGCAGGGAACTTTCTGTACAGCGTCGACAGCGCCACATCATAAATAATCGTTACACATTATTACCATCTGTCCGCCCTTCTTTCATCCTGGCTTCCTCCATAGCGATACGAGTAGCCTCTTGTTTCTTATTCCAGATGCTGTTTTCCGGCATTTCCACACGTACAGACACAAATGAATCGGCCGGAATATCGACTGGCTCACCGTCCGCCACAGTCTCAGTGAACACGCCGTCATTATCAGTATTCCCTATTCTGTTCTGAGCAAAAGTAGGCGCGGAGGGATGAACCCGGTGAAACGTTCTGACCAGTATCGAGCCATCAGCATTGACTTTGTAGTCCAGCCAGATGCGGGGTTGCTTGTTTCTGTCTACCGGAATTTCAAAACCTCCATCGATCCCTCCCCATGCTGCATCTGCATTAAGGCCAGTGCACCCCTCGATAAGGTACTCGCCAGTCTGTATCCTGGTTACGACCACCCCCTCTGATTCATCATTCGTTTCATAACCTCCATCAGAGAAAATTCTGACAACCGGCGATGCCTGTTTAATAAATCCATTACCATCAACGACAGTGTTGTTATTATCCCATAGCAACCTCACTACCATACGGCCCGCAGACTCACTACCTGATGCCACCGCAATTTTCCCCGCATGGCTATACGGCAACGATAATGATGACCAGGTATCCCCGGTTCCAACCCATATGGTCGGGCTGTATTGCGCAATACTTTGATCACCATCGTCAAGAAAACCATTATTTCGATATGTCCTGAGTCCGCTACCTGACATTGCGACCTGAACTGCACCAAAGTCATTGACTTCAAATGCATAGGCACCATCTTTGGCACCAATACCAAAAGACCCAACCGTCATTATGTCACCGGAATTTAACCCAGTGTTTTTCGAAGCAGCAGAACCGAGATCACTGGCGTTGGCCTTTTTATTTAGTTCTGTAGTAATGCCATTCCACGCAGGGCCGTTCCACGCAGAACCATCAGGTAACTTGACTGTTATGTTGCCGGTTCCACTAAAAATGCTTTGCCAGTTCTGCTTATCGTAATTCAGTCCTCGCAATGCCTCAGCGCTTTGAGCCACCAAGGCAGCCGTGACCATGTTCAAAGCAACACGAGGCACGGCAGACCACGCAGCGCCGGATTGTGTCGGGCCTGTGTAAACACTAACCAGCGTCAGTGATGTATTGTTATTTACTGTTTTAACCGGGAGTGTATAAGGGATGCCGCCGACAGTTACGACAATAAAATCACCGGCAGCAAGTTCTGCTGTAAACGCTGTGCCGCTGCCAGTAACAGCATCTGTGTCATTGGTAAGAGTTAAGGTTCCTGCTGACATGAATATTTCCTCAATACATATCCGGAAGGACAAGAATTGGCATATTGATATTTTGATTAAATGTCATATCAAATCTGTTGTCATTGTAATTACCAACAACCTGATTATACGCTGACCGGATGCTTCCACCTGACATTACCACGCCCTTTTTCCTTATATTAAAATATCCATCCACTCGTCTTGACTGCGCACCTGTAAATACTATCTGGCAATATTTATCACCTATGTATTGATTATTGTCTGTTACCGTTAGCTGCTGGTCATATACAAATGGGCGCTTCACTGTTGAAAATGTCACCTGCCCAGCCGAATTAGTCATGGTAATGCCATCACCGGCTACAGGCGCGGTATTATTGAAAATTACCAGTTCCATTGTTACAGATGCGGAAACATCATCCCGTCCTGAGTAATTGATGTCTCTTACAATAATATTTGCTCCGTCAAATCCTACAGACACATTATTGTTATCCCACTTCCCGAATGGTATTCCTGATACGGGAAGCGCCATCGAGCCGTTGACTGTCACCGTGCCAACATAAGCACATGTCATTAATCTTGCCTGATTCGAAATTGCAGTGAAATCAGTAGAGTTGGAAACGAGAAGTCCTTCGTTGTAAGTAGCAGCAGGGAGAATTTCAAATACAGTTCCTGCCCAGTTTGGTATTCGCTGGTAGTTTCCCCTGTTTGTACCGTTAACAGTCACACCGTTGTCTCCGTTTCTTGTAACGGATGTCATATATATCGGTAAAACTATCCATGTCTGATTGTCTGCGAACTCCTGAACGTCAACCGGACGTGTCGGTAAAACAAAAACTGTGGAGCCTGACGTTAATGGAGTATTAACCTGAAACTGGTTTGCCCCCGTACCGTAACCAGCAAAACTTGTGCAGAATGACGGGGCACGGAGCCCCGCTGTAATCGCCATCGCAGGACGGCCATCGTTATAATCTATCAGTATTCCTTCCGGCATATTTCACCTTATGTCCATCGTCCAACAACAACACGACCACCTCCTGAGAGATTTACTGTGATCCCATTGCCGTCAATGCGAGTAACGTTATTCACTCCGTTAAATGCAAATTCACCGCTGTCGGCATAGAGTTTCCCATGGAATTCTGGGCTACCAGATTTTGGTAAATTCCATCCGCGTCCACCACCACCGGGGATAAAGTTTGCAGACTGAAGTGAATCGGTAATTTTCGCAAAATCGATAGATGCTTCCTGAATTAATGCGCTACGAATAAATACCTGTCCGTTATAGACGAAGAATGCAGCCTGCCAGTTGCCGGGGTTATTACCGGAATAAATGCCGAACTGTTCCGCGGCAAATACAACGGTAGATTTATAGCTATTCCCCGATGGCTCGATAGACATGCCGAATCCGGTGTTATATTTCACACCGTTCCTGACAATCCCCATATTGAGTGTGTAAGAGGCTTTTGCAGTCCCATCACTATTTACCTCAGCTGTCATCTTCTGGTTAACGGCTGATGTAAGGCTACCTTCAGGGCCAATCTGCGCCTGAACATATGTGGACAGGTCAGCAAGTCCCTGCTCAGCAGTCGCTACCGTGGTTTTCACGACCAGGATATCGGCACGTACCTCACCGTACTGCTGATACTGGTGCTCAACAGTACCGTGGTTCGCCAGCGAATTTTCCATAATTCCTTCGAGGTTGGTATCGACCCCATCTTTAACATTCTGGAATGCATCTGATTTTTGGATGCCGTCATCAATAAGGTCCATCAATTCACCGGTATCCATCGAGCATAATGCCGGCACTTCAACGAATGCTGATGCACCGAAAGCGTTAATCGTCCTGATGTACCAGTAATAGGTGTGACCTGCCTGTAACTGATTGCTGGTCCATGTGGTACCAACTCCCTCTCTGCTGGCATTTCCCTCAACAGTTGAAGTGGATGTATCGGGGAGTTTTGCCTCCCCTGACGTCCAGAAATCAAACTGCGTGGAAACGTTGGTTATGGCCGCAAGTCTGGGGATCATCGTGACTGCAAAGAACCCCTGCTCAATATCGACGTGCGATGGCGGCGGAGGCGCTTCAATGCTGAACTCCAGATAACCTTCCGGCGATTCTGCCCCCATCTGGTTAACAGCAATAACATGAGCGGTATAGGTATCTTTTGGTAATCCGTTAAGACGCGTGAACGTCCCGGGGACCTGGACGGACATGACCATCTGGCCATTGCGACGAATGATCACTTTGTTGTAGACCACCTGTCCGATGTTCTGCCATGACAAAATCCCCTGTACGACCTGACCAATTTCCTCCACGGTGTATTTCAGGTTCTGCGGCTGCGCCACGCCGCCTGATGGCAACTGAGTAAACGGTGGTCGCTCGATCGGTTTACCGATGACATCGCCCCAGACATCTGCTGTTTCCTGCTTCAGTGTCAGTTGGACGCCATTCTGAACGCCGAACTTCCAGTCAGTTACCCGCATCTCAACATTCACGATACCGATAGACGGGAAATTCACCTTCACATACATTCCAGGGCGATAACGGTACCCACTCAGATTTAACGTTACGTTCATCGTCCTGGCGATGCGAGTGCGCTTTAACTTCACGTCTGCCAGACGCTGGGCCTGAAATTCAGAGGTCACAAATCGCAGCTTCATATCCTGCGATATTTCTACTCCGTCTTCCGTCACCCATTCACCGACAGACACAGAGGGAAAATCAGCTTCGGTATACCCCTGTTGCGGATCAACAAACGTCCCCTTGATGGTGTTAACGCGTTCCGCCTGAGAGACTTCCGGCATGATTTCGATATCACCGGCCAACTGGCTTTCAGTGATCACTTCGGTAGCTGGTCCGTAATACGCCCCGACCAGAAGGCCATGTTTGCCAGCTGTATACGTTACATCCCCGGCGCACGCTGCCAGCATCCCTTCCAGAATACTGACTTTGTTTTCACTGAGATCGAACTCACCGTTGATGGTATAGCGCTTCTCAACAGTATTGCCGCCAGTAATCACATCCTCATCACAGATATTCGCCGCTTCCTTAAACTGGTCCCAGAGAATATCGGTGTCAGGAACTTTCAGGTAATTGCGGTAATAGTCCAGGATAACCAGCGCCGCATTATTGCTGTAACCCGTTAACCCGGTACGCGGGTCATAAATAGCCCGCCCCTGCTTTTCTACCTTGATGTTAGGGATACCTGCCGGGAATTTTTCGGCATTGAATTTCAGGGATACGCGCAGCCAGGTGATCCCTTTCCCGATCATATCTTCTTTCCATGACGGGCAGTTTTCCAGCATGTAAGGATCCGCCGTCTGTCGGTTGGTGTGCACCTCGAAAAAGGCATGCTCAGGATAGCTACTGATCGGTTCGTCACCCAACCAGACAGTCTGTACACCTGATAACGGGTGTCCCGCCAGGGCAATGGCCAGATGCAGCATTTCGCCATCATCCTGTTCGCCAGCCTGCTCTTCGGAAAAGAACAAAGTGCCCGCCGACGTTGAGCGACCGTAAACAACGGTTTTGGCACTGGCCGCAGCGCGCAGAACCTGTTTGCGTTCAGACGTATCACGGTAGGAATTCAGCGACGGGGTCTTGGTCAGCGCCTGAGTGGCAATCTGTGCGGCGACGGTGATAACCATCGCAATGGCATACATTTCATTTGCCGCTGCCACACCTGCGGCAATGGTGGCAACAATAGGAACAGCAGCAGGCATTAACGTACCCTCCAGACACTCAGCGGTTTAACCCGCAGTCGGACAAGACCATTTTCTCCCGGAACCCATACAACGCCGGAATACACCACTCCGGCACACCGCGCCCCGGAATTTTCAACAATGGCAATATCCCCTCGCTGCGCCAGCTTCACCGGTACTTCATCGAGATATCGAGCAAACACTTTTTCAAGTGAGCCGCCACCGCGAAGAATCGCCTTTTTTGCTCCCATTTCGCTGTCATACGTTCCGCGCCAGCCTTCCGCAAAATCTTCGCCGCACATGGCCTGAACGCAGTCCGCAGCGAACAGGCAGCAGTCATGACTGCCCCATAAAAATGGCCGCTTCTCAGCGGCTCTTATTACGGTGATTAATCTGTTATGCCAGTCCGGATGCTTCATGCTTCCTCACTTATAGATAAATCCTGGTGCATCTTTTTTACTGCCCCAATAAATCGATCGTTCAGCCATCTGCGCCACATACCGGAATATACGGTCGCCGGGATAAGCGGCCTGCTGCGATTCATCGGTATAGCGATCAGGGAAAGGACGCTGCCAGTCTTCAAAAATATTACTGATGGTGTACTGCAGGGCGTTCTTACCGCCAGCGGTCGCCCCCGTACTGGATACCCGCCCTTTAAACAGGAGATCGGCAACCTGGACAACACCGTTATCATCCATGGCCACCAGATAGATTTCGGCATTTCTGCCCACACATCGCTCATTCAGCATGGTGGCAAAGAGAGCCATATCCAGCCCTGAGAGGGTCATTTTGACCTGCGTGGGGCTGGTCGTGCTGGTTTCACTGGCATCATCAACAGAACCCATACGGCCCATGCCGTAATAGACATAACCACCAAGAATCAGTGTCCCGGTACCGGAATGCACATAGACGGTACCGGATTCAAACTGAATATTGGCGGCGATCGCGGCCGTCACCCTGTCGCGGGATAACCAGTCCACCATCGAATCAGAAAAGGGGGAATACAGCATTAGAATGCCTCCTCAAGCTCCAGCGTGTAACTGGTAAAAACACCCGGCACTCGGTTACCGGCACCCTGCTGGTTATCCTTCAGTTTGAAAATGCCGTAGGGTTTCGCGACTTCAATGGCTGCATTAGCAGGCGGCGAACTACGCAACATCGGGGCAAATACAATCATTGCGGTACCGTTCGCTGCGCTCGTCACGTCGGCCGTAACCATCTTCAGCTCGTCATTAACAGTGAAATAATCGCCCTGTCTGAGCACCACTGCTCCCGGCGTCCAGCCCTTACTCTGGATCTGGGTTCCGGTCTGATTAGCGCCATCAATAACAGGCGCTCCAGCAGGTGCTCTACCACTTCTCCCCCAGTCGCGAACTTTTACCCTGCCATACTCGCCATCGAGGGAAGCCACCAGAGCATCAATGCGCCTGGATTTTTCATCTGTCAGGTTATTAAAGGTCAGGGAACATACCCAGCGGGTGCCGGGGAAGCGAGCTGTCTGCGATGAGCCATTGAAGGGGGAACGAAAAGTTTTGGTATTGCTTTCTGGTCGCCACGTCAAAGACGCCGGACAGACATCTTCCGGCCATTCAAGTGCAGCCATAAATGCTCCTGGATAAATACGCGCAACGGCGATACTGATCATTTGTCAGGGTGTTACGGGACATTAACCCTGGTTAAAGTGTGTGGTTCAGCCCGCCAGTGGTTGGACACTGGCGCACTCAAAAAAGGAGGGATGGCTGATTACCTCTAAGAAAGGATTAAAATGGATATTGAAGTATTAAAAAGAAGCCTTGACCGAACTGATGCTCTTGAGTCGGTCGTTAGAGAACTAATAAGTGTGCTCACGCCTGAACAACTATCTGCTTTTCAAAGCAACACAAAAAAGAGATGGGAGTTAGCTGAAAAAAATGCTCCGTCTGAACTCGCTGATACAATATCCAGAACTAAAGCTTTAGCTCTGAAATTGTCTGGTATTGGAAATTAAATTTTGCTTTGCGTTATCTAATGCAGCATTAACATTTGAATCAAATGCGGCCTGATTTTGGGCCGCTTCAAAAATCTTCGAGACCATTTTTTCAGCATGCTCTTTCGCCCGCTGATTGTACCCTTCAAGCGTAAGTTCTGGCGTTAAGTCTTCGCTGTACTGGATAGTAGCTAAGGTTTCTTTGCCAATTTTCACCGACACATTACTGCCAATGCGTTGTGTCGATGACATGCGTAAATTTTCTCCGAAGGAAATTCTTACTCCATTCTCTTTCGGAAACCCTACTGTAAATTCAAGTGGCTCAACTCGTTGTTCTAAAGTCATAATTATCTCCCTCCTTTCGGCTAATTAAATTAATGATGCAGTCCATCACACGCCTAACAAACGACGCGCCTGCCCTCGATTAGAAAAATCCTGAAGCAAATCCTGACGCGCCTGTTTAGCGCCATCGTTCGCCCCCAGCCGGGCTGCTTCCAGCATTGCCTGTTTCAGTGCTGCATCACCATTACCGGATATGGTGAAATGCTGGGTGATGTGCTGAGTGATGCCATTTCCGGCTGCCGGAGACTGTGAACCAACCACACGAACTCCTAACGATCCGTCAGCGGAGCGGGTTAACGGCATAATAGCTTCCGGCCCAGCTTCCCCCATCAAGCCTGCGCCTTTGGCGAAGGCAAAATAGGTAGGCGAACTGACGATGCTGTTACTGTATGCGCTGAGGCTTGCAGAAGCATAGGCGCCACCTTTTGCGTTAAGTTGAAGTCCTGACGCTGCTGAGTTGTAAGCGCCGGACGGAGTACTGCCAGATACAGCGCCTGCGCCCGCCCCAAACATACCGCCGATTGAACTGAAAAAACCGCTATTACTGGTTGAGCGCAAAGAATCCACCAGCATCGCATTGAGGATAATTTTCTGCATAGACTGAAGCACAGAACTGGCCCAGTCCTCCCAGTCGACCTTATTACCGGCCAGAGCATCAGAAATATTCCCCACCAGTCCGGTCATGGCATTGTTTACCAGGTCAGCAGACTGAGAGGCATAGTCCGAGGCGGTGTCAGCCCAGTTAGCGAATCCTTCACGCATGCCATCCGCCCAGTCACTTCTCTGAGCATCAGAAGCAGCATAGAAACCTTGCTGATCGCGCAGGCGCTCATCGAGATAACGTTTATTTAAAGCCAGGGCTTCTTGGTAGAAAGCTTCGTCTATTTCACCAGTTTGCCGTTGCCGAAGCAGATCAGTATTCTTCTCTTCAAATTCCTTACGGATATTGAATTGTTCCTGAAGCCTTTCGCGAAACCGAGAACCCTGACCGTAGCCGATTAGTTGAGCCTCGTTCGCTGCGCGGGAGCTGGCGTTACTGTCTGCAAGATTCGCCTCGTAATTTCGAAGTTGCTCACGTATTTTTTGCTGATCAATGAGCGCAGCATTCTGCAACAGGGTCTGCTTCTGGGACTCTGTAAGCGTCGCCAGTTCGCCCTGGCTCACCTGGTATTTCAGTTTTGCCAGTTCGGTATTTTGACCTGCCATCGCGATCTGCTCTTTCTGCTGCTTGATCAGCTTGTCATAAGTATCAGCTGTTTTTTCAGCTTCCGATTTACCACGCGTTTTTTTATTCTTATCACGGAGCTGCTGAAGTTTTCTCTCTCCCTCCACTGCAAGATTTATATATTTTTCATATTGCCCGGCAGGAAGATTAAGGTCATCAGCTTCATATGTTGCCTGTTGCCGTACCTTTTCCAGTCCCTGCAGACTATCAAGTATAGCTTTACGCTCCGCTTTAACCATAGCCTGCTGCTGCTTTGTATCAAGCTCTGGTAGGACTGGTCCTGCATATTTTGGCGGTGATACTGGTGTAAACTGTTTGGTTACTTTGTTCAGACGATCATACATTTCCGTCAGAGAGCCAACCGCCCCGACCATTTCAACGGTTTTATTTATAGCTTCTCCCTGAAGCTTATTTTGATTTGATATTGTCTGATTTAACCTTGAAGTGGTTTCTGCTATATCCCTGGAAATTTTATCGTATTCGCGCTGGTATTTTATCGCATTAATGACATAACCATTATTAGTGTCATTCTCTACGCCGAACTGCTTGGCTAGATCCGTATATTGCTTAATTGACGCACTTGCACTGTCTTGCTGATCTCTTAAATCATTTAATTTCCGTTTTAAAGCATCAATTGAGTCTCCGGCATCAGCGATAGCACCATTAATTTGTGCCGGACTCATCTGTTTCGACTTTTCTACTACTTCGTCCAAAGTTGATGCGTACTGAATAGCAGATTCGCGCGCTTGCTCCTGTTTTTGATACATGGCGTACCAGGCACCCGCACCAAGCATCAGAATTCCAGGAATACCACCCACAAGGGATAGCAGCCCAGATGCACCGGCTTTAACCAAATTCATAGCCGATGTCATTTTGTTGAGCGCTTCCTGAGAAGTTGCTACAGCACGGTTTGACTGCACCAACGCGGCATTCGCTGCAATCATCGCTTGGCGCTTCGTAATAGCATTTTGCGTTGCCAGCGCTTCAGCATTGGTATTTTTGGCCAGAGCCAGTTCTGACTGGGCGAGTTGATAGGCACGCTCAGCGGCAAGAGCATCAGCAGCCGCTTTTCTTTGCGACTGGGTGGCTGATTCTGCGCGAGCAGCTGCCAGGGCAATTTCATTTTTACGAGCGTCAATCAGGTTAGCTGTTTCGCTGCCGAGATCGCTCAACTTACCGCCCAAATACCGGGCACCACCGATAGAAGCTAAAACACCCGCTGCAGCCGCAACTGTATCAATATTGTCAGCCACTCCATTCATCACGCTGACCAGAGTAGCTGTCGCTCCGGTGGCTTCATTTGCTCCACCAACCCAGGCCATAAAGGCATTTTCAATTTTTGTCGTTGCGGCTGAAACGGTCTGCGGCATTGCCTCGAATTCACCACGCATTGTGCCAAGCTGGCTGATCAGTGCCGGGACAACTTTATCAGCAGTTAGCAGACCTTGATCGGCCATTGCCTTCAGATCTTTACGAGCTACGCCCATCCCTGCGGCAAGAGCACGGATAACCCGATCTCCGTTTTCGTTAACAGAATTGAACTCCTCGCCGCGCAGCACGCCCTGTGCTAACGCCTGACTAAACTGGGTAATTACAGAGCTTGCTTCTGCCGTGCTGGCCCCGGAAAGCTTCAGCCCAGTAGAAATGGCTTCGGTAACGTCCAGCACTTGCTGTGAGCTGTAACCATATTCACGCATTGATGCAGCGGAACGCGCAAACAGGCTCGCATTATCAGAGAAGGCGGTGCCGGTTCGTTGACTGATATCCATCAGCGCACGCTGGGATTCTGTAAAATCATCAGATGACTGAGAGGCCTGCTTAAGACGAGCGTTAACAGAGCTCCATTCATCGGCCAGTGATATCAGATGACCAGTAGCAAATGCTCCAGCGAATGCGCCTGCCATCCCCAAAGCCGACGCTTTCGCAGTATTTATCTGACTGGTAACCTCCGCCAGTGCGCGCTGAGTCTCCCGAGACGCAGCGGCTGCCTTACGTCCTCCGGTCTGCATTACCCGGTAATAGTCATTACCCATTCGAGAAGCTCGGGAAATTTCTGACTGAAAGGACTGAGAGTTTGCAGATATTTTGATGATCAGTTCGCGCAACGTTGCCATATTTCACCCATAAAAAAACCCGCCGAAGCGGGTTAGTTTTTGATACATGTTTTGCTGAGTGCTGGAATCCCATTCTCTTTTCGAGATTTGTTAACTTCTTTAAAGTACTTTCTCAAAATAGGAATGTCATATCCTGCACTAGCACATGTAACAGAAATTATTTCTTGGTCTAATTGCTCTCCAGAACCTCTGCTGTAGTCCAAAGAAGGGGCAACTATAACTCCATTTTTATTTACAGCGACAAAATTGGAAAATAATTGTTTCCCCGCATATCCCCCATACGAATTTTTTGCATTCACCTGTCCACAATATACGTAAGAGCTATCTGGATATGGAAAATCACCATGATAGAATTTTGCGGAATCTGGATCTTTGAGGTGCTCTTTAACCGAACTTTCTACAGCTTGCTTTTCAGAATCAGTTAAAGGTCTCGCATGTGAAGAGAAAGCACATAGACCAATTAATGCAGTGACTATTAAATTTTTCACAAAGGCTCTCCATATCTAAAGAGCTATCATGATAATAATGTATGCTTTTAATGTCACTGCGTCGCAGCTGTAAGCGCCGCCTCAAGCCCGGCAAACGGGTCTGCACCTTCTTCATCAGGATCACGCTGCCAGCGCAGCAGCATGTCGCTCATCGTGGCTTTTGCACCTTGGGAATTGAACACAGCCGTTGCAATCTGCGCCGCCTGAATGTCTCCCCGGATATCACCTATTGGGCTGTGTTTATCAAATTCAGCCCAGAGCCTGAGCTCACTGGCAGACATGGTATCCCGAAGCTCTGATAGCGTGCGCCCCATGCGGAGCGCAAGCGACATCAGAAACCGCATGCCGGGCTGTGCTACTTTCCCTCAGCTTCCTTCGGGTCAGTGGTCAGATTAAGAGCCTGGCGCAGCAACCGCGCATGAACAGGGCCATACACCGCTTCAACATCGGCAAAATCATTTTTGCTGAATACCGGTTCACCCTGTTCGTCAAACAAAACATCAATAAACAGTGTGACATCTGCGCGGAGATTGCGGTTCGCACGTTCTGACACGGACAACTCACCATCAGTATCACCAGGTTTAATCACGTCCTGCCAGTGCAACCATGCTTCTGCTGATGGTTCCCGAAGGACAACCTTCACACCATCCCATTCCGGAACAGTAACATCAGTATGACGAAATGCTGACGCTCTGGACAGTGCCAGTTCTTTAAGACTCTTAGCCATTTTTTATCCCTGATTAAAGAAGATGAGTTATGCCACCGTTACTGTGCAGGTTGATGAGGTAACTTTTCCGGCAGGCGTGGAGGCGTCAGTAACCTCACAAACATAATCACCGGCATCACCTGCGGCAGTGTTTGACTTGTTGAACGTTGCAGTCGTCTGCCCACTAACTGCGCTACCGCCCTTCTTCCATACGTAGGAATAAGGTGTGGTTCCTCCCGCTGCCACTACCGTCAGTGATAAAGCTGATCCAGATGTTACGGATTTGGTATCAGGCAGATCGGTGGTAAGGCGCAGCGCGTTATCAATTTTCGTTGGCTTACCTTTCAGACGTAGCGAGAACGTTGCAGACACTACGCTGTTTGTCCCTGAAGACCAAGTGTGCTGGCGAACTTCAGCCAGGAACTGGAAGCCGATCCCGGAAGGGAAAATGATTTTGAAGCCATAGGTGGTGTCGTTGTCATATGCTTCACGCAGGGCATCCTGTGCAGGGTTAGAGTAAAAGTTACCCGACAGTGAGATTTCTGACTGAGCGCCCAGGCCGTTAATGTTTTCCTGTTCTGTAGAACACAGCGTTGTGACGTCGATATCCTGTTTCTGGCCACCAGTGAATTGCACCTCTTTAATGGTGCACTGCAAATCCAGATACGTTGCTGAACCGACCGTTTCTGGCGTTGCCGGGGCAGAAGTGATCTGAATCTTCGTGCCCTGTGATTTTTCATAAAGTGAGGACATAACTGTCTCCTGAAAATAGAAAACCTGCCGAAGCGGGTCTGTGAGTTAATGGATGTGTCAGGCGATTACCTGAAATTCCAGCGTTGACCGGTAATACCGGGACTCTGGTTCATAACCGGGGGTTTTGCTTATGTTGGTAGGATTAAGTGGTTTAACTGCCTGTAATGCCATATCCCGGATTATGCGTGCCTCGCTGATCGTCAATGCATACACGTCAACCTGAACAGAAACGTTAGATTCCGCCTGTCCACACAGAACATCAGCGGTCACATCAGAAATAAGTGAAAAAATTACCCACGGTGGAGAAATTGAAGGCTGACCGTCACTGCCGAGCGGTGCAACGTAGGGATAAACCTGCCCTCCGGCCAGCGGTGCCAGCAGAGGATAGAGATCGTCTTCCGTCATTTGCTTAATGCCTCGTCAATCGCCTGGTTCATGCGCCTGATCGCGACCTCCGTCGCCTGCTCCTGGCGTACATCGAACGCAGGGCGCACAAACGGATGAGGCGGCATATTTACTGTCCCCATCTCAACAAACCGCCAGTAAAACGCATTTCGCGGATCACTGGCTTTCATGGTGTTGTCGCTATTACCGGTTCGCATGTTGCGACCACGGATATGTACGCCGGAAGTAATTTCACCGCGGCGTCGTGAGCGCTGAGTCAAAACGACCACGTTTTTCTTCAGTTTTCCGGTTCTCTCAGGAGCGCGTGCGATCACTTCTTCCTTAAGCACTTCTGCCCCAGCTCGCGTGGCATCACGCAGAACCTTGTTGTTTTCAGCGCGGCTAAGCGCCTCCAGGTCCTTTGCGATGTCATTCAACCCGGAAAAATCGAGGCTCGTCTCAATCATTTTTCAGCTCCCAGCTTGCACAATATCTCAAGACGCTCACCCTTTTCATCCGGGATAGGAGGAGCGATTACGTTAAGGGTTTTGCCTCTGTATGGACCACTCTGAACCTTCAGCCTGGATGCTGCGGTTATTTTTTCTCCCGATTTTCCCCGAACCCATACCCTGACGTCAGCCTGAGCAATTTCGGCGCCGGCAGCCATTAATTCTCTTCCGCTCCGGCCCCTGATATCTGCGCGGATGGTTTCGCCATCTTCCCATATTTCAACTGGCTGACCTGAATTGTCACGAATATGTACGGGGTTTTGTATCACAATGACCTGTATTAGCCTTCCCGCTGATATTGCCATTTTGCACCTCAGAGAATAGTTGGACACCGCAGGTCATAAATTAAGCAAGTTACAGAGAATGGAAGTTCGCCCTGAAGTAAGTCTTCTTTTTCTGCCCCATCTGGATTTCGGTAAAGCATACCTACCAGGCGCATGGTTGACCCTTTCATCCGGCTTAGCGCTTCACCTTCGATTAACTTTCCTGTCTCATCAACGACCTTGTCCCGGCTTCCCTGAATAAAAGCCAGTAACACAGAACTGGCTTCCTGAATTTTTTCCTTAAGCGGGCCGTCGTCAGCATCATGATCAATGTGCAGGTGATCCTTAATTTCCTCCAGTGTCACAAGTTCAATCACGTTTTATCCCTCCCGTCGCGGCCACGCTTGGCAGCCAGTGTCCACCCTTTCGAACCATTCTCCCCCGGCTTGTCCTGCGTCTTCTCGTCGCAGTGCCAGAGCGAACCGCCCCACGTCACCGTGTCGCCCGGCAGATATTCCTGACCGGATTTGTATACTCCCTGATAAATCATCACAGGCACGTCAAAGGATTTGGTTTCACTGGCGCCACTGGTGCGGTTAACAGTCAGGGTGAAGCTACGCTGCTCAGAATGCTGTATATCAATGCCCGCCACGCCATCAACAAGACACTCCCAGCCGCGCATGCCATGGGTTTTCTCGTAAGCGCGCCACAGGCCGCCGTTATGCGTTGCATAGCTGCCACGCGGGTAGCTTTTCCCCTCATCAATGAAAGGTAGAATCTCCAGCGACAGGGCGTCCCGGCCATCTTCACCATCCCGCCCCGGTTCCGGAGGGGGCAGCAAAGCGACCGCCTCACGAACCAGCGATTTCACATCTGGAAATTCCGGAATGGCCGAGGAAACAAGCTCCTGAATCATCGGCTGGACGTCGTCGACTGTGACACTTTTACCGTCCTGCGGCGCCGGGATTGCTGCCACGGCCTCGCTGACGGCCAGTTCAACGGCCTGTTTAAGCGTGGCGGGGTCAAAATCTTTACCGTCTTTCGGTACAGGTATCTCTGCGACAGCCTTACTGACCAGTTCCTGTAAAACGGGTGTGACATCGTCGACCGTGACACTTTTACCGTCGCGCGGTGCCGGGATAGCAGCTACCGCATCGCTGACCATGGCGGTAATATCCGGCAGTTCTGGTGCTGTCGGTGCTGGTAAATGAGCGATGGCCGCCTTCACCATACTCTCGATGTCGGGATCGGGTGCATTGCTGATTTCTTCAACCTGCTTTGCGAGTCTGGTTAGCTTTTCTTCATATTCCTCTCGCTGCGCCTGAAGGTTTTTACTGAAGCTGTCACGCATTTCAGCGAGAACCTGACCGAATTCCTCGCCCAGCACCTTTATCAGGGATAGTTCGCGTTCGTTCATTTTGTAAGAAATCCTCTGATCATGGCTTTGGCTGCCGACTGCTCAGCATCGGTTAAAGCCTTTCCTTCGTTCGTTGAGGCTGAAGACTGTGACGAACTGCTTTTACCAAAGGGATCATCCGAAGCATCACGGCGCGCCAGCGCCTCAAGGCTGAAGTTCTGCTGTTGAAGGTAAAGAGAGTCCCCTCCAGCCAGGGGAGGCAGGTTCTCACTTTTCCTCGCTTCGTTTGGTGTGAGGATAGTATTTTTCACCCCCTCGCCCAGGGATTTGATACGGCGTTCACTGTCCATACGCAGCAGTGCATTAACGTCAAACTCGGTTCCCGTATCCCCCTCAAGTTCAAACGCTTCATCCAGCAGCAATTCGATGGACTCAATCAGTGACTGAAGACACTGCGAGTAATACTGCTGATCCTGTGCCTCGATATTGTCATGCGTCGGCAGTTCACCGATGCCAACCTTATAAGCCGGCACGTGAAACACGGAACAGACAATCTGCGCGGTCATGCGGAGCTGTTCGACAGTCTGCGCATCAGCAGCTGAGACCGTCCGGGGAACATATTTCGCACCATTACTCAAAATGGCGGTTTTACCCGCATTTTCCCCGGTATAACCAGTGTCCCAGTTATCTTTGATCTTCCTGGCGTTCTCTTCCGTAATAGAGCCCGGAACCTCGATAACACCGCTGGGTTTCCCGCCATTGCGGAAAAAGTACGCTGAGCTTTCCTGAATATGGTGACCCTGCATTGCAGCCAGACCAGCAGCATAAATCGGGGAAAGACCAATAAGGGGATGGAACAGACAGTTGAAACGATCGTGAATAACCTCTCGTGCCGGTACTGTCACAGTTGAATCAATGCCCGCCATGTTATCCGGGTTGATCTGGTAGAAGACAGAGCCATCATCAGCTACCAGTGGCGTGACCTTGTTCCAGTCCAGCAGCCTCAGCTCAGTTATTTCACCGCGATTGTTCCGGATCTTGAGCGCAACGGCATTACCTTCGCACAGCTTGGAATTCAGCCAGTGCTCAAAGAACTGGATGCGGTTCTGAAAGGCATTTGGCCGGGAATATAGCGCGGCTATCTTCCCGGTTTTAATTTCCCTCCGGACGCCATTTGAATCCTGCTTCATCAGGCGCGGAGGCATTTTAGCGATATCACTTGCGATCAGAGATATGCAGGAAAACACAGCATAATAGGAGAGAACCGTTTTGGGCTTAATTTCCATGTTCTGCTGCCAGGCCCCGGCGTAGGGTTCATGGACATAACTGAACATAGGTGTCCAGCCCCCGCGGCTGACAGGCTGCTGTAGATTTTTGACTTGCCCCTCTTTTCTTCGGAAAGGATTCCACATTAGCCGTTCTCCGCTTTACGCTTATTCTTCCTCACCCTGGTAGTTACCTCGGTGAAATATTCAGCCTTACCGAGCAGCACCAGCACCCTTGCGCACCGTTCGTCCACGGTCTTTACGTCTCCCGTAACAGAGTCATGTGTGCGTTGCAGATATCTGATTTTTGCCATTCTAATGGCGGGGATCCCCCCCGCCCTCCTTCGGTAATTAGCTGCCTGCGCCAGCGCCGTAGTTGACGCCGGAAATCACCGCTACTGCGGCAGTACGGCGACGCTTCCAGTTGATCCAGCGCTCGGCACGAATAGCCACGCTGTTCGTCTGGAACATGGAAACCAGCTCGGTACCCGTTGGTGTAATGCTGTCACCAGCCGGATCGCTTTCCATTTCCAGAGACGCTTCGCGGGACATATCGACCGCCACGCCACCATCATCAGCGAGGTAGATATCCGGTGCGTTTACCAGCACCAGCTGGTTGCCAACGTACTGAGACACAATCACTGGAAGGCCCTGGAAAGTACCGCCCAGCAGGGTCATTTCCGGGTACTCCTTCTGGCCCAGCGCATTCTTGCGCATGGACAGTGCCAGTGCCGTAGTACTGGACATCAGCCAGACAGCACCGTTCGGCTGAAGGTTGGCCGCAACAAACACGCCAAATGCCGCAGCCGCGTCGTCATCCGGGTTTCCGGTAGACGGGACGGCGGTAATGCCGTTGGTAATGGATGCCGGAGAGACGTTGGCAACCTCAGCTTTTGATGGGCTGATGAAGTCCGTATCAAGACGGGCAATGACCGCTTCGGCAAGGGCGTTACGCACCAGAGCATCTGCTGCCGGATTGGAGAATCGGATCAGCTCATCGGTCAGGACCGCAATGGCTGCGACTTTGGCGAAGCTGAACGTGATGGACTCAAAGTCTAATTTGGTCAGCGGTTTGGCCTTACCCTGACCTACCCAGTTTGCAGATCCGCCGGAAGTTTGTGCCGGAATGCGGATGTTGAACGGCACCTTACGCAGGGACGGGATATTTCCCTGACCAAAACGACCGATGATGGTCTGCGGTCGCAGGTACTCAACGAAATCCTGTGCATATTCCTGGTACTCCACCAGCGCACCAGCCCACTGAGGATCGGTCGTGGTGCCGGCACCAACAGCGGCTTTCAGCACATGGTGAAGTTTCGCATCATCCGGATACTGCTTACGTGCAATTTCCAGCGCTTCGGAGCGGCTGCCGTTCGCGGCGGCAAGCGATTTTGCAAAGCGGGCAAAGGCGATGCCTTTTTCGAGTTTTTGCTCTACGCGGATGATCCCCGGTGCGTTTGCTTTAACGGTGGTGACTTCGCCACTGGCTGCTTTAGATACCGGCTTTGCAGTCGATGCCAGATTGCTTTCCATGTCGCGCAGTCGCTTGAGGTGCGCGTCAACGGATTTAATTTCTGCGGACGTGTTGTCGTAGCTCTCTTCTTCTTCAGCGTCCAGGGTGCGTCCCTCTTCAGCCGCCTTTGACATCACTTCATCGAGTGATGCGGCCAGCGCTGCACGCTTCGCTTCAAAGCTCTTGATTTGTTCTGCGATATTCATCGTATTGTTTCCTTTTTGGTTTTGGGTGCTGTAGCGCCAGCGGTTTTAGAGGTTTTCACTACCGGTTTCTCATTGCCTGACGCGGCGAGAAACTGGCGGTCGAAAGATTTAACGGTCTGGATGGAGCATTCGGCATTGGCCGGAATGGTCACCGCCGAGACCTCAAGCAGGTCCCAGGACAAAAAGCGAATACCGCCTTCATCCAGAAAGGAATACTCAATTGGGCGGAAACCAATCGACAGGCCGCGTACCAGCCCCGCCTTAATAGAAGCCCACGCTTCATCAAGACGTGCGATCAGCTGTGATGGCATGTCGGAGGTTGGTTTCACGAGTTTTGCGGTTATCTGCAACCCCTCTTTCACCATTTTTGGCGTGCAGGTGCCAATAGGCTGAGAGCGGTCGTGCTGCCAGAGGAACGGCGTATCGCTACGGAATTTCGCCCCCTCCGGCTCCATAATGTCACCGTCACGATCGGGAGACGGTGTTGAGGCGATGCCGGTGATAATCCGCTCATCCTCATTTACCGACTTAACCGTCATGAGGGTGCAGGCGCGTTTAAGCGTCATTTGCTGGCCTCCAGAAATGAAAAAACCCGCATGCGCGGGCCATTAACTGACGTGTGTGTTAAACGAAAAATACCTGGTAGTCTTTTTTGACCGGTTCGGGGTTAAGGGCCATTAACGTAACGGCGTTGAATATGGCCATCAGGGGATCAATTTTCCCCTTCCCGCTGGCCTGTTTGGTAATGAGAATGGCGTTACCCTTAGGCTCAACCCTTGCATTACTCACGCACCAGGCCATCAGAGGCTGGCCGCCATGAAGCAGAACACCTTCAGCCAGCTTGCGCTCAGCTGTCTTAATGGCGCCGCCGAGTTTCCAGCCCTGGCTGACCCCGGTTACAGCCTCATCAGGAATGCCTGCTTCACTGAGCGCATCAAGAATTTGCCCTACCTCAGAGGGGTCTATTCCAATTTTATCCAGCAGTTCGGCTTCATAAATCCGGCTGACATACTCTGCAACCTGCTCGACATCCTCGCCTACCCGCTTAACGATCGTCAGGTCACCGGCCCTCTCAAAATCCTTTAATTTTGAAATTTCGCTCTTTCGCCTTTCCAGGGCGATGGTATGTGCCCATGCATGGCACCAGCATAACCACTCGCGCGTCTCGCGATCGCGCCCGATAACAGCCAGGCCGAGAAGGTCATCGAGACCACCGCCATCGATACCAACTGTGACCACCTCAGAACGGCGCAGAATATCGTCAAAAGTGACGCGCCTTGCCTGTTGCTTCCAGAAATCTGCCCCTGCCCATCTGTCAGCGCGCAGGGCGAGACCGATTTCAACGTTGGCGTGCTTCGACATAAAGCCACGGAAATCTTCTTCCCCGGCCTCTTTCGCTTTGTTGTATTCACGGTATAGAAACTGCTCGTCTACGGAGTAACCCAGGTTGGGGTTAACCATCGCGAGGTTATCCAGAAGAAGATGCTCACCGCTGGCAACCATTTCCGGTGGATGCTCAAATATCACCGGAAGAAAATGCGGATCGTGAATCTTTCCGTCGCGAACGTCACGGGCGTATTGCAACTTCTTCTTAAACACACCTGCCGGCGGTTCGTTAGACTGCGTGGTGGTGTACATCACAAAGCCTTCCGGTCGTGATGCCATGCCACCGACTGCCTCACGCAGCATATCTTCGGAGTTATGTTGCTTACCAAAAAGCCACAACTCGTCAATGAGCGTGCCGACAGATTTAATCCCCGAAACGGTGTTGGGGTCGGCGGCCACCACTTTCAGCGTCGTGTCCGTTCCCCTGTGGGTGATGGTCCTGATGTGTGTCTGAACCTGGCAGAGGTCATCCAGATCATCATCCCGCTTTACCATGTCGCGCGCCGGGTTAAAGGCGTTTGTCGCCACCTCTACGGTCGGTGCGATGATGGTGTATCCGGCAGCCTGACGCCAGTTGAGCAGCAACGCCGTCATCATGATCCCGGCGGCCAGCGTAGACTTGGAGTTTTTTTTGGGGATGAGCACAAACACTTCTGTAATGTGCCTGCGACCGGTTTCGGCATCATAGGAGCCGAACAGCGCCGCAACGAGATCGAAAACCCACTGTGCGCAGGATTCACCGAACGTTGGCGAGCCTGGGGCATCAACAATTTTCAGTTGCCTGAAAACGTTCAGGGCTATTTCAGCCTGCTCCGGGTAAATCGGTGCAGGAATAATAGACTGGCCCTTCTTCAGGCGCTCCGCCCAGTCAGGGCAGGCAGTTGTCCATTCCGGCATTATGTATTCCCGCGATTGTTAACCACCAGTTTCGGTGGTTGCTGAATGGCAAACTTATTGGCCGCTTTTTTGGCAGCCTCAGCTTTTGCATCTTTCTTACCGCCCTCACCTTTCTTCTGATGCATATAAGGCAGCATGGCCTTCGCAGCATCTTTCCTGGTTTCGATTTCGTAACCAACGTTGTTCATAACCGATTTCAGGAAGTCGAGAGGATCTTCATACTCACCGGCGGACGATGCCGCAGGAGGTCGTTTTTCTTCAGGCGTGTTTACTGCTGGGGTATAAACATTCCTGCGATACGCAGGTTCGTCATCCACCTCAACTTTTTCTCGTTTTTTTCGCTCAATAAACGCGATGACCTCCGGGTCTTTAGCAAGCTGCGACCCCTTGGAACGCGCGGATTTTTCAGAATATCCCGCCTTTATAGCCGCATCCTTCTGAGACATCCCGGACATCAGCGCGAGAGCATATTTCCGCTTCTGCGCTGTTAACATGTTTACACCCTCCAGAGGGGGATTTTTTCTGCGAATGAGAGGGGGGGCGGTGTCCAGTGCGATCGGCGTTGACACCCAACCATCCCCCCCCGCCTAGGGTCGTTTAGGTGGCGGTAAAAATTTCCCAGTTTTACCTTCCGATTTCACTGGCTGATAGCCACCGCCTGGAAGCCTACTGCCTTTTCGTTTCGGCGTTCCGTATCTATTTCTCATCTTCCTACAAGACATCCATATAGGCTGATCTCCATTGGACGCAGCCATCAGGAAGAGGATGAAGACAGCAAGGATGAGCAGTAATAACCACTCCATATTAGAGAATAGTAATGTTATTCCTGTTGTCTTCAGGAACTGGATGCTTCATCGCCTCACTATCAGGCTGGTTTGTTGATGCTTCACGCGATGACTTACCTGAGTGACACTCGATACACAGCGTCCACAGGTTGCGTTCATCGTTGTCGCCACCGAACTGAAGAGCTATACGGTGATCAAGTTCGCTGTCATGCAAATCAACGACGCGGTTGCACATGCAACAATGACCGCCATCACGTGCATAGATACGGCGCTTCAGTCCTACCCTTGCGCTACCGCTTATTCGCCTGTTCTCGCCATACACTGGCTTTACTCGCCGGGTGTCGATCGCTTTCAGTCGGGGCTGAAGCGTAGTTAACTTAGCCATATACCCTCCACGCCCTGCGGCGCTCTGTTCGAGGTGATTTATCAGGATGACGCTCTACAGGTTCTCCGTCTGCATGATCCACCAGCGAGTAACACGGATAAACCACAGCGCCGCCATAGGCATCACCAACGGCATAATCAGCTGGCTTGCTGCTGTCCCATCGGGAAATGACTCGTTCGATATGCTGAGGGGGTACGCTATAGCAAACGCCGTGTATAAGCCGCTGAAGCGTGATGAAATCAGCCTGAGTCTTATCAGCAACAATCAGCCGCTCAGCTATCTGCATTTGATACTGAGGTGGTCGGCCAGTACCCAGGTAGAAACTCACCAGCGATTCTGGGAAGCGGTTAAGCCATTCACTAACCTGCTCAATAAAATCTGGAACAGGCAATGCGTCATCTTCGATTATCACTACCCGGCAATCCTGCCATGATGCCCATTCAAGCGCGCGGAGATGATTCCAGTTTGCGCCATGGTTACCGTCATCAATAAGCAGATGGGCATCCAACATCGCAGCGAGACGTTGCGCATGTCCTAAGCGGGTGTGATGGCTGACCACCACAAACTCAAAATCTGTCTGCATCATTATGGGTAAACACCTTATTACGGGCTCGTCGTGCAGCTTCAGCAGCCTCCTCAAGATCATCGAAGAAGCCTACACAGTGCGCCTTTCCGTTGTGGCTGTAGCACGCATGCCACTTTCCAACCTGAGGATTCCATCTAACACCGCGCTTTCCAGATGAGTTCCTTGTGATAGCGGGACCCTCTCGGTTTTCGCTGTTTTGCTTTGGAGTTACGAGCCTGAGGTGAGAGGGATTGACGCATAGAGTGTTATGACACTTATGGTCAACGAGCATGCCAGGCGGAATGTCACCATACTTCAGAAACCAAGAAAGGCGATGAGAAGACCAAAAAACACGACCTGCAGGCGTTCTCGGCCCCGCTATTTTCCCGTATATCTGAGGTTTGATATGTCTTCCGCCCCCTGGTTGAATGGTTGCGCCGAGCCAGATCCAGCACTCATCGTCACCACGCTTATCAACCTTTTCCCAGAACCTTTCCTCAATCGGTCTTTTTTTAGGCACAGGAACACCTTCCATGAAAAGGAATAAAGAAATTTAATAGAGGTTACTTATGGCGCCAGAAAGCTACTTCCTTACCGATACCATCAGTCTTAAACACTGTGTGGATGCGCGGGCCGGTGACAATGCGATCGCCAAATGACTTCGCGACAATGCCAAAAGCGATCATGTCACCCACCGCAGCGCCAGCCTGCTCTTTCTTCCAGAAGCGATAACTCTCGATCCGGTAGTAAAGACGGATGATGCCGTGAGCGAACGCCATTACATCAACGCGGCTGCCACCCAGCAGGCCAGCGTTAAGCATCACATTATTGCGGTGCGCTTCAATGAACTCCTGATAGATGCGCTCCGGATGATTCTGCTTTGCCCAGGTATCGGCGTAGGTCTTTGGTTCTGAACCGACGTACACCTTCCCGGGCTCCATTTCTTCCCACGGTGCGCGAAGCATTTCGACATCGGTACCATCAGTACACCAGACGAACCGGTATTCAGGGTGATCTCGCAGGTGCTGCCAGATGTGCAGCCATCGCCGGAAATAGACATTCATCTTCACGTCAGGTACGCGATACAACTCAACATCTGCTGGTGCCGTCAGTAATTCATCCACCAGCGCGATACGGCCACAATTCCGAAGTGATGAGGCCCATTTAGCCAGCATGTCAGGCGAGGCCGCCATTTTTGTACCGCGCTGCGGGTCAGGCTGACTGGTGAGCAGCGTTGTGATTACCACGTCGCGCTGCTGCCGGTATTCAACGTAACCGGTAAACCCTGTGTCACGCCGTTCGTTGTGGATCTTCACATTACGTTCTACCAGCGCCTGGCGGTCGGGCCTCGGCACTGAACGCTCTACGGCCTCATGCTCATCGAGTGAATAGATAAGCTTTTCTGAACCGACCACATCAGCGTAAGTCCACGTAGTTATTCCGGCGTTATGGATGCGCAGGGCAAGGTCGCTGTGTTCATACATACCGCGACCGTATACCGGATCGAATCCGCCCACTGACTCGATGGCGCTGCGGTGGTAATAAAGCATCACTCCGCGCTGCCCGGTGTACGCAATGTGCTTATCGTCCCGGTAAAGGACCGAAAGGTCATTCAGCTTATTGCGGCCAGCCAGATCGAGAAACTGGTAAGCAAGGTGCGGCTCAGGTGATTCGATGTAAGGCAGGTGCCAGTTATCAGCAATCGGCCAGGCGTCATCGTCCCACAGGAAAAGATGCTCGCACCCGGCATCCATCAGTGCGGTTAAGCTGGCATTCTTTGAGGCAACAATACCGAGGGATGTTTCATGGCGAAGCAGCTGCACGCCGTCAGGCACTACCGCGGCAGGTTTTGAACCGTCATCGATAACAACCACCAGCGCACCGGCGGGAATGTGCTTCATGTGCTTTTCGAGTGCGCGCTTCAGAACGTCATCTCGATTGTGGGTAGTGATGGCAATGCCAATACGTGAAGCGGTGACGCCTGCCGGTACATATGAAACGCCGTTGATAGAGACTTCCATAAAAGCCCCTTAGTAACCACCGCGCTTGTTCCACAGCATTCCGCCGGGCCGCAGTGCTTTTTGAAAAGCGTCGTCCACAACTTTTTGGATGACCTTCTGCAATGCAGCTTCTAACGCATTCTGGGTTTTAGCAGCAACAGCAAACTTTTCTGCCAGAAATTTAACCTGACTTTTGCCCTCTTCAACGCCGAGGGGCATGCCGGCAGCATGCTGTGTACCGTTGTGGTCCACACCCATCTTCACGCTGTAGTTAGCCGATGCCACGCCATCCCCGATGAACGCATTCTTAATAAATGCCTGCCCGTCCTTTACAGCAAATGGCGAAATCTCTTCCAAAGATTTCCGCAATTTTTTCGCTAAGCGAGTGCGCTTGATGTATGCCGCGGCATCACGAACTTCTTCTGGAGAGATACCTTCATCACCACGTAATGCTGCGAACGTTGCACTGCTGCGAATATCAACCTGCAGCGCCTCTACAATTCCCCCGGCGTCGACTGAAGAAACTCCTTCGATCCAGTCACTGGCTCGCCAATCTCGTGCTGACCCATCGAAAGCAACTGGACGTAGGCGCACCTGCAGGCGTTCGCCAGCTTTGAGGCCGGAAATCATTAGGCTGGTCATTGGCCAGAAGATGCGTTCCTTCTCAAGCCGGCCATCTTCACGAAGGTATTGCAGTTCCAGCGAGGAAAACCACATCTGGCCTTCCGGCCATTTCCATTCGACGTTTACGCCAAAAGGTTTGGGTGTCGTTGTTACATGAGGGATGTTTTTAGATTCAGACATTTTATTTTCCTTTTAGACGTGAGCCTGTCGCACGGCAAAGCCGCCGAAAGTTAACGGCTTACCCAGGCTCACAGCTGAAAGACTTTCTTTGATGTGCGCGTGCGATGCGCGGAAGTGTTATTACCAGCAGTGGGAATATTGACTGTCTCGAAGTTCATCTGACAGTTCATTGGCGGTAAAAGCGATGGCCATCTTCTGTTCCCTGCTGAACGACGGCCATAGATGACGTAAGGATTCGCTAAGATGATACTGCCAGTGCTCTTCGCCACTTAATTCTTCCCAGCCAGCAGGAAGTAGGCAAAGCCCGCGCCCGTAAAGTTCCTCTTCTGGGGTAAGGGGTGGGAGTGGCTCAGCCTTGGGTGCTGTATTATCGCCAAAATCTCCGATAACTATTTTCCCGCCACCAGCCATATTGACTGTTACGCCGACTTCACTGATCTCAATTGTTCCGCCCACACGCTACCTCTCTATATACTGGAATAGAGTGCTCATCTGCCCACGAGCACTAGCACACCCAACAAAGGAATGATTTATGAATAAGAAAATTTTCAATGACATGGTTCTGCTTAACGAACAAACATGGGAAAGACTATCTTCGATAATGCAAAGTGAAGACGACATAGGTGTAGTCTTGCGCCTCCACCTGGTAACCGAGAAAATTATTGAAGCATGGTGCTGTGCGGCATCAAACAACGTTAATTTTTTTGATGGTTTCGGCGAAAACCTAACTATGTCATACGCGGCAAAACTCAAGCTAGCTACAAATTTTGGTTTGAATGAATTTTCTTACCAGGAGCTTAAAGTCGTAAACAAAATCAGAAATGCACGCTCTCATCAAATTGATAACTCAGAAATTACCGATGAAGAAATAAATAAATTAATCACCCACATAAGCAAGGGTGACCAAAGAGAGCTAATTGAAAACCCCAAATTTGGCATTCTGGTTGGTGATAAAGGAATACATCTCAATGAAGAAGGTATTTCAAACCGTGAAAAGTTCATTGCTTCTATTGCTGCTGTGATTCTGAGGATTGCCAAACAAGCTAACGACAGCGATAAATTTATAAAACTACTCTAACCATCCATTTTACAGCAGGCATTCAGTGAATGCCTGCTGTAATGCCGATTACACCTGGTGCGTAACCGTATTATTCCGTAAAACTCCGTCCTTCAGGGCGTGGAGGATGTCAACAAGCCCACCCGTAGATGGGCTTTGTAATGGCTACTTCGCTTTTGATTCCGCTCGCTTACGCCGGCGCTCTTCTTTCCTCTCGGCTTTTGCCATGTCCATGAATGCCTGCATGATCGAGTTCCGCATCATGTAGCTAACAAAGTGATGATTGACACAGCCGTTGAGGCGCAGCTGCTCGCCAAACTCATCCACCGAGGCCAATGCTTCCATCATGCCCTTCTCACCTTTCATGAACTCTGAGAAGTCGCGCCCCGCTCTGGAGGCGCATTCAATGACACGATCACTCATCCCGGAAGCCCGGGGATCGTAATCTGCAGCTGGTTAGCCAGGGAGTTAATCTCAGCGATCAAACCAGGTTTCGTGTAGCGCCATGCCGCGAGGCCTTGTCCGCAGAAGCTCGCCATGTCTTTCTTCTGGTCAAACTCATGACATTTCATGTTGAGCTGCGCACTTAAGCTGTTCCGATGATGAAGCTCTCCGGTGAAGTAGTCATCGAGGACTTTATAGGCTGCATATTTAAATCCGGGGTTTAGCCATGCTGCGTAATCATAAGCAACGAACTTTCCGCCATAAGTTCCACCGTGCACACCGCGTTCCGTAAAAACCACAGATTCGTGGTTTTTCTCCAGCTCGGCTAAGAACTCTTTGGTCTGCTTGTTTCTCAGGTAGTGGTACGGAGATTCAGATTCACTTTTACCACTAGCTTTCCACATGTCAGTGAGGCAGATCATTCCTGATTCATCAACACGGATCGGTGTATTAAAAAGCGTGATTGCTTTCATAGCGTCTTTACCTTTTAGAAAGTGAGCCTGTCTCACAGAAAAGCCGCCCGAGAGAGGTCGCCACCTATAACGGCAATTCTCAGGCCCGCTTACTGAAAGGCTCTCGTTAATATGCGCGTGAGATGCGCTTTTACTGCGGATATAAAAAAGCCCCGCTTCTGCGAGGCATTTTCATGAAAGTCACTTGTCAAATTTCTATGCGAGGGAAATTATTTAAGGCATTGCGCCCTGATGTACTCCTGCAGGTAGTTAACCTGCGCGGTTATCTTGTCGATTCCACTTCTGAGACGGTAATAATTGAGTTCAGCATCTGCTGTAAGTCTTGGGCTTTCTCCATCGCCCATGCCGCTGGTTCCGGTCGTTGACTTTGCACAGGTGGCGGAGACTTGCAGGCGCTTACGCCCAGCAGAAACATCAGCACGGAGACTTTCGATAGTCGCGTTAGCATCAGCAAGCTCCTTTGTGTATCTGGCATCGAGGGCAGCAACGTCACGCTGGCGCCCCTGCATGTCGTCAATCGTCTCGTTCGCCAGTTTCAATTTATGGGTGGCGGTATCTCGCTGGCCTTTGTAGGTGATGGCGTTATCACGGTAATGATTAACAGCCCACGAAAGACAGACGATGATGCAGATAATGACAGACGCAATAATTGCCTTAATACGACTCACGATAAGAACAGCGCTCTTTCTCGCCGCCTCCGAGGAAGGAGAATATCAGGGTCTTTACCAGCTTTTTTCCATAACAGGAAAGCATCTGCTGCTGCCTGGTAATTCTTTAAATTCAACTGGCGCAGAACGGTAGAGCCAGCAAATGCTGATTTACCTATATTGAATATCAGGCTACATAGTGCATCATACTGGTTCTGATTCAGCGGGACGCGAACAAGACTACTTATCGCATCTTCAACCCACAGCAAATCCTCTTTAAGCAGTTCAGACGATTTTTCGGCTGTGATTATCATCCCTGATACGACAGGATTACCATCCACTTTACCTGTATGACCAACCCCAATGGTTGGTATCCCCCTGCTATCTGGATAGGCTTTTAGTCTCTCGCCTTCTTCACGTTTTAATCTGGTGATTCCGTTACTGCTGATTTGCATCATCGACTCCGGCTTTTTTAGCAGCGAAGCGTTTGATTAGCGAACCAATCGAGTCTGTGCCGATATAGCCGATAAATACACTCGCTATGTAAGCAAGATTGCCACTCAGTCCGGCGAAGACTAAAAGGTCACGAATGAACCAGGCGATAATGGCGCACATCGTTGCGTCTATTAGTGTTTTCTTAAGCGCGCCGCCATTATACCGACCGCGAAGGTACGCCATTGCAAACGCAAGGATTGCCCCGATGCCCTGTTCCTTTGCCGCCATCATGGCGGTTAACAGATCATGTTTTTCTGGCATCTTTTTCATGTCTTACCTCACGACCGTGAGGATTTGTTCAATGTTATGAATTGGTTGATATTGGAAAGAACAAATCCAGGATACAGTGATTAGTAACGTGGTTTGCTCGTCACAGTTGTCGCGAGGAGACCATTAGGGATACTGTTTGCGCAGTATCCCTATCCATCGCATTTAACGACCATTAATGGATGCACTCATAAATGCATCCTGTAATGGGAGTTCTTAATTAATTGGTTAATAAATAATCCATGTCTTATTGTTAATAATTCCTGCAATTGTTGCTTTTGATACGCCGTACATTCTCGCCATTTCACGCTGTGACATTGATTTGCACGCACGTATTTCTTTCACTTGCTCAGTAGTGAGTTTTGCACAATAGTGACGCTCACCACTGATGGGGTTTAGCAATCCTGACTTGCTTGCATGGACCATATTCTGGCAGCCAGTAACCCACTCAAGATTATCTACTCTGTTGTCAGACTTGATTCCATTTATGTGGTTTACCTGTGGAAGCGAGTTTGGATTATCAATGAATGCAGCCGCCACTACCCTGTGAATGTAATGTTTTTTAAGTGTTCCTTTGTCGCGGAGATTTACATACAAGTAACCATCACTATGATTAACAGGCTTAAGCCATCTGCCCTTCTGTAACCTTCCACACGCATCAACTCTCGAATGAGAATAAACACGGCCATCAGTAGTTACGGAATATTTACCTTCATATCCTGCGATATCTTTCGCTGTTTCGCTTAGCATAAGCTACTCCTTAATATTTATTTTTAATCGACAACAACTCTTGCCGCCCATTCTCACGAAGCCCAGCCAAGCGCTGGTTTTCTTTTTTGGCAGCGTCCTATCCCGTCACCACGAATGAGAAAGGGTATCTGGATGTGTTCTGGTGATTGGTGATAGGACGCTTTCAGAAAGGTCGTGCTTAAAACGCAAAAAGCCCCGCATCGCTGCAGGGCCTTCTTTCAAATCCACCTTAACAAAGGACGGATTTCTACTGTTAGGGTTATGATATTCTACTTTTCGTCATTTTGCAAGATGCAATCGTTACCGGAATCAAACTTCGCTGGTAACTTTCGATAAAACTACATTTGCAGCAGACTCCTCCATTTCAACCTCGCTAATCAATGATTCATAGAATGGCTTAATAGCCTTATCCCATACGCCTGGTGAAATTGCATCGGTGAACTGACATATCGCACGAAAGCATGAGGACGCAGGTATGCGCTCATACCCACGACCTGAGCACTGCTTGCAGGATGAATAAACTGGAGCGCCCTGTAGTTCTGATTTCTTCCTGTCCAGCGCTATGCCACGCCCACGGCATTTAACGCAAGATGTAGATACAACACCTGCGCCATTGCATTTAGTGCATAGTAATTCCGTTACCTCCACAGCCGTCTTTGCAGGAGTTTTCTCTCCACACCCGGGATGTTTAACGATCCGTTCCTTTTTCCTTAAGACTCCGCGCCCCTTGCAGCACGAACACGTGACATTACTAGCTGCCGACCGGCAGTAATCCTGATACGCGAAAGTTGCGAGCGTTTGCACTACTTTCCCTTTAACATTGGTATCAAGTTTGCGCAAGGCAGCCACCTTGTCGCAATGCTTCATCCCATGCTGTACCAGTAACTGAATTGCCTTACGCTTATCGTTGTCGCTCAGGTTCATCTTGCCGCTGAAAGCACTGAACCCGAGCGGAGCGCGACTTTGCACCATACCAAATGCTGCCATCACATCGGTATTAGTCAGTGAGTCTGATGCTGTTGCTCTCGGTGAATCTGATAGTTGAGGAGACTTCGGAGAGTGGAATTTCACAGTGTTTTCAAGATTCATGCTTTCCCCTTATCCGCCTGAGCTAAATACCTGTCAGCCTGGATTAGTGCATTGCATTCCCTTGCCAGAAGGGAGCGGCGTTTAAAACGCATTGGCGGGAAGTAGAATTTTGCTGAGAGGATGTTAATTGCTTCACGGTTATGGATTGGCTTTATCATCATGCAGCCTCCCTAATAATGTGATCGTCCCTCAAATACAGGCCGCCAAAGCTGTATCTAACCCCCTCCCTTACGTCTTCAAGTTCGCAAAATGGGAAATAGCTCAGATAGAATTCTGCAGCTCTGTCGGCGGCACTAAGAAGCTCTGTCGCGTCATTTACTCGCATCACAAAAACAACATCCTGAAAGATGGCTGCTGTTTCACATGGGTATTTGATTTTCTTTACATATTCACGTGTCATGCAGCATCGCCTCCCGCCTGCTTGTTCAATCCAAGCCGGTTCACCAGTTCACGCTCTCGCTCATGCAGATAATCCATCGCCTTCTGGTGTTGCTCCGTCATCTCTCTGACGCTGCGCAATTCAGCTTCGTCACGTTCACGCTGCTGTTTTGCCTGGTTAATGCTGGTTATGCTGCACATTGAGATTCCCCCATGCGGAGTTGAATTCCGTCCTGATACCAGTCTGGCAATGTGAAATCGATGCGCCCTGTAACACCATGCGCCCTTAGCTCCTGTAACCGCTTCAGTTCGCTCTTCATGTGCTGGTATATCTCATCCATCTGCCAAGGCTTTAAGCGCACAGGAATGCATGCCAGACGCGCTACACGCTCTATTGTCATCTCCCCATAGACAATCTCCGCATGCGCGGTGAATTCGTATGGGTCCTCTTCGAGTTTTCGGTGACAGCCAATGCAGTGGGCGAAGGCGTTATAGGGATGGTATCGGGTTGCTTTGTGTCGTCGGGATTTGAAGTGGGAGCAGTGGAGTTTTTGTCTTTCGTGGTGGAATGTTCGTCCGCAGTAATCGCAGATCCAGTCCGTTCGCTCCCTCACCAGTTGGGAGAAAACGTCATCAAACTTATCTCTCTTTAGCGCCATTGCGTCCCCCTTTTGTCATTTTTTCAGCATATTCAGGCCAGTGCTTTTTAAGTATTCCGTAAGGAACCCTCAGGCTTATTCCATGTCGATTAGCCCAGTTAACCAGGCTGTTTCTGGTTCTGCCAAGTGCCGCCGCCATTACTTCTGCCGGAACCTTACCGGCGACGCGCCTGATGTAATCCTGCTCCCTCGGTGAATATGGCTTGACGCTATTCATCGTCTTCTTCCTCGTGCATCGAGCTATTCGGATCGCTCATCAGTTCTGCGCAACAGTGCTCACAAACGTGAACTTCCAGCACATGCAGCTTCTGACCGCAGTTAGCGCACGTTAAAGCTCGATCGACGCTTTCTTTCTGGTATTGCATGATTTGAGTTGGGCTAAGCATGGCTATCACCACCTACAAGCCGCTTATAGGCATCAATATCCCTTTTCGCTTCCCCTAGTCTTCGTTTTAGCTCAGTGTTTTCTGATTCCAGCTTTTCAATGTCCTTTTGGTATCGATTTCTATGTTCTTCCCAAGCGTCCCGATACGCTTTCATTTTTGTTATGGTGGATTTTCGTTTCGCCTGACGAACTGCATGATGGTTTTCAATAAACCAGTCAGGGTCATTAAATGCGGCACGCGCGCATGTATACCAATAATTTGTTGCCTCCCTGTTTAGCCAATAAATACTGATAAATGGCAACCGGATAGACACCATTTTTCGTTGAGACTCTTTCTCGCCAAACATGTGCCCTTTTTTGATGCTCAGGCCAAATCCTGGTTGAATTAAAAGCATTGTCATTTCCTCGCACGATGTCTTAGCCACCGGATATCCCACAGGTGAGCCGTGTAATTGAAGGTTTTTACGTCTGATTCATTTGGTGCTGGCTTGGGTTTATTTCTGGAGCGTTTCGTTGGAAGGTATTTGCAGTTTTCGCAGATGATGTCGGTGATACTTCGTCGCTGTCGTCTCATGCTGCCCTGCCTGTTCGTTGTGACCATCATACTCACGCCGGGAATCATCACTCCATCGCACGTTACGTTCTGATCCGAACCAGAACATGATTTCGATAAGCTCTGTCATGCTGGCCTTCCTCATTTTGCTGGTACGTACCCCAAGAAGAACAACACCGCCGTCAATACCGGGTACGCTTCTTTGCTCCAGCTTTTTAGTCTTGAGCCACAGCGCGGTGAAGATGTCTTTCCAGTCTTCTGGAGACAGTCGTTGACCATGCCATAGCACCTGACGGGAAACGTCCTGAAGCATCGGCCACATACGGTCGTTCTGCGCTTTGGTTCGCTTAGGTTCTTTGACGTGGACTTCGTGGGGTGACTTGTCGTCGATGGGTAGTGATAGTATTGCGTCTATGGCGTTATTTCTGATTGCTTCGTTGCGAAGCATGTATATTTGCTTCATCGAAATTCTTCTCTTTAATTCCAGCGGCTCTGATAGCTTTCATTACTGCAATTACCGTTTTGTCACGCCCATCCTCATAACCCATCGCATAAGCACCTTCTTCACCATCTCTCCAAAAGTCGTCATTCGATTCGGGCCAGTCGATATCCAGTTCAATAGCTGCTCGCGATGCCTGCCACGCCTCCCATGCAATCTCGACCTTGATATGCATAATCTTCATCACGTCACTTGAAACGTGATATTTGTTTTTAAACCACTCTTCAAACTGCTTTCTTGATTCGTCCATATTCCTCTCCATCACCGCTTGAACCAGGTGAAATTAGTAAACTGCGACATGTTTATCTGCATGAGGCGCTTAAGCACCCTGTCTCGCGGCCTGCTCTTTGGTTTAGGCCTGCGCTTGTATCGCTCTCTAATCGGAAGTCTTGAAGCTTTCCAGTAGCGATAATGCCGTGCTCCTGACTCTTCAAGGTCGGCATTAATTAATTGAGCTAATGTACTCATCATTCCTCTCCATCAGCGTGCTGGGGTATTAGTCATTCGGAATACTACATACCCATTGGTCCAATGCCTTTTCGCAAGTAATCCTTCCCTCATAAACTGCAACAGCAGCTCTTGCACGTATTTCGTTGTCTCTGCTATTGGTTGGAAAAGCCATAATTATTCCGAATAAAATTCCCAACCCAAGAAACGAATAGTTAATAAGTAGGTTAGATTTCATCCTCTCCCCCAAATAAAAAGGCCTGCGATTACCAGCAGGCCTGTTACCAGCTCAGTGATGTAGATAGTCATTGCCAGTACTCCTCATTGTCACGGTCTTCCCATGTGAGCCATATAAACTCATAGACGAACGGGATAAATGCTTCAAAAAACAGTTTCCACTGCTCATCATAAAATCCTGTCGCTTTATCAACCATCAGTTCTATTGGATGCTGCCTCTTTGGTGGTCGGCTTACTCCTGACAGCCTTTCGAATTGAATAATTAATTCTTCTTCGTCGATACATCTGTTCAAAACAGCAATGAAGCGGGGATTCAAAAGCATTTCAGGTATTTTGTAGATGGTCATACGTCAGCCCCTTGTGCATATCGCTTTCTGCGTCCAGCAGGTGCATTTGATGCCGTGCAAATCTGTCTGGCTTCGTCCTGGTCACATGCAACAAAGTGTCCGTTGCAGAACCGCTGGTAAACCGTACCAAGCGAGCCAAAACGGTTTTTCGTCACGATGATTTCAGCAAATGGCGCGGCGCTACTGTTCTCGTCATATACCGCTTCCCGATAGAGCATGATGATTGAGTCTGCGTCCTGTTCAATGCTTCCTGAATCCCGCAAATCTGCGTTTGTCGGGCGCTTGTTTGGCCGCTTCTCAACATCGCGGGAGAGCTGGCTTAGGGAGATAACTGGAGTTTTCAGGTCTTTCGCCATCGCTTTCAGGCTACCGGAGATATGTGCTATGGCGAGGTCATTACGTTCCGCTTTTGGTTTCTCAATTAGCCCGAGATAGTCAGCCATAATCAGTGACAGATTAGGATGCTCCTGCTTGTGGCGTTCGGAAATGGACCTGATTTCTTCGACAGACAAACGTGACGCGTCAACTACCCACACATCCAGATCTGCCAGCAACTTCATCCCGCTTGCAACTCTCGCCCATCCCTCATCGTCCATACGTGATGGGTTACGCAGCACACTCACCGACATCATTCCTGCGCCAGCAATCCCTCTCTCAACAACCTGAATGGCGCTCATTTCCATCGAGAAAATCAACACACCGCGCCGGACGTCAGAACCAGGAATGACGCGGCTTGCCACGCCTTCGGCTATCTTTAGCGCCAGTTCGGTTTTACCCATACCAGGACGAGCAGCAATAATCACAAGGTCTTCTGCGTTCATCCCTCCGGTGATAGCGTCAAGCTCTTCGATTCCGGTCTTCAGGGTATCCGACTCTTCTCCGTTCCTCAGACGCCTGTCAAGCGTGTCAGTGTAGTCATTGATGATTTCCCCCAGTCTTACAGGTTTAACCTCGTTACGCGGCTTCCTGATGGATGACAGGCGCTTTACAAGCTCATCCATCGCTCTGCCTGATGCGTCCAGCGTGCCGTTACTGATTGGCTCCCGCATCTCATCCAGTAGCTGTAAAACCTGACGCCGTTGATAACTGTCTGCAACCATTCCGGCATAACCTTTCAGGTTTGCAGCGCTGGGACATGACCGCGCAGTCATCATCACCGCCGTTGCGTATTCATCCCCGCATTCCTCGGCTACCATCAGTCCATCAATCAGGTTCCTGTTTCTGGCCTGCTTTCGGATAACTTCAAAAGCTTTCCGGTAGAGCGGAATTGAGAATGCTTCAGGCTCCAGCGTTGCCAGAACGTCACTCGCGGTTGGTGTTAACCCACCAATCAGCAAGCCACCGATAACGCTCGCTTCGATATCCTGTCTCATACAATCCCCCTGTCTGCAAACTTCCCTTCCCGGACTCCCGTTAACGAATCTTCCCTCAGCAGGTAATCAAAATCAGCCGTCCAGCCTGTGTCGTTGTCTCCGAAGTAAAACGGCCTGGCCTGATGCACAAACGCCCTGACATACGCCCTGAAACCGTCCACGTTTGGCGTTTTCAGTTGCGGGATGATTTTCTTCAGGCGGCGTTTCCGTTTCTCGTTGACCGAAACAGCGTGTGGAAGTCTGTCGCCAACTTCGGTGTTGTAGGCGTTCAGGAAGGATTCGTAGTCGATGCGTTCTGCCTTGCGACGTTCAGGTTTAACCTGCCCATCACCACCCCCATTGGGGGGTAGGGGGGTTTTATTATTGTTAACTACCTTCTTGTTAACTACCTTCTTGTTCTGTTCATCGGATGGTTTATCGCATGGTTCATCGGGTGAATGCTTCAAAGCCGCGCCATTGCTGGGTTTGTTGTTATCGGATGGTTTATCGCATGGTTCATCGGGTGAAATTTCCTGATATTGACCATAATTTGTGATTGATATCACAGTTCCAAAGCGAGTTCCCTTAGTGGTGATCATCCCTTCTTTGACAAAGAAATTAATCATCCTGGTCACTGCCTGAGGGCTTTTTTCATGACCATCCTGATCGCGTAATTTCCTTCCCATAATCGCCGCTGTCGTCACCAGTTCTCCAGGCATAAGATCCCATTCTCTTCCTGAAAACTCTACTGTGCGATGTTTGTAGGAAGCCTCTCCAATGAGACGAATCCACATCGCAAGTTTTGCTGTATCCTTTGCCCACTCCTTAGACAGAAGACTCCTGAACAAGGAAAAATGCCCCTGCTTTTGGTTTTCCATCCGTGAACTCCTGCGCCCGTGTGCAGCGCTGAAATCATAGACTTTTGCTGTATTGCTCATCGCTACCTTCCTTGACGAAAAATTTTCAGAACATCGTTAAACTGCTCTACGGAAAGGTCTTCCCTGAGCAACTTTTCAATAAAAAAGTTTGGGATGAATGTGTACCCTTTTTCTTCCGGTAGAGACGGTAAAAGCGATCTGGCCTCCGCCTTCAGAAGCTCGGTTCGGGCAACTGCGGCAAATCGCAAAGATGTTTTCTTGTCAATGGACTGAAGGAATCGTGAACGCTTAACTTCTTTGTGCATTTCGGTGATTTTTCGCATATAATTACCTCTCCTGATGCCTTAGAAATCCATCTGTATTTGCTCAGAACGCTCGGTTGCCGCCGGGCGTTTTTTATTTCTCGGCATCACAGCTTCCACCGCTTGCCTTGCTACTTCCCTGATTAAGCTCGTCTCCCATACCTTCTCCAGAAGAACGAACGTCACCGCCATATCCTGAATGTTCAGGCGGCTTACTTTTGAATCAGACCATCCCGCCATCTTTGCGAAATTTGTCTGACCCATTGATACGAGTCGGGCGCGAAGCTCTGTTTCCACTTCGCGTATCTTTTTGCTGTGATTTGTGAGTTCCATTACTTAGTATTTCCTGTAGTTAATAGTTAGTTGTGGCTATGCGCATGAACGCATAAACCTGTGGTTGATTTGTTATCTGGAGTTCGCTTTTCAGCGACGTAGGACGAGTGTCCGTTGTGAAAAGAGGTATTAAAGCTTATGCTGATAAAAGATTTTTTTTACTTATTTCAAGTAAATCAACTGCTTGAAACTTCCCCCCAGAAATTTCTTCAATTTTTGAGGCGTATCTTGTTTTCCCAAAAAATTCAGTCTTAGGGAGAAAGCCATTTTTGAGCCATTTATAAACTGCTCTCTCGCTAACTCCGCAAGCCCTAGCAACTTCTGGGATGCCGATACCTTTAATCGGCTCATCAAGATTTTGCATTGGCTACTCCTTTTTGTACTTTCAGTACACATTATGATTGAACTGAAAGTTTTTGCAACTACTTTACTATCGAACTCATGGTTCAGAATGAAAAAGTGCGTCAGGAATTTGCTCAGCGGCTAGCGCAGGCCTGTAAAGAAGCTGGGTTAGACGAACATGGTAGGGGAATAGCAATTGCTAGAGCCCTTGATGTATCGTCAAAAGGTGTCAGCAAATGGTTTAATGCTGAGTCTTTGCCGCGTCAGGAAAAAATGAACGCTCTGGCGAATTTTTTAAAAGTTGATGTTGTTTGGCTTCAGCATGGTTCTGTAAGGCAAAGTACAACTACAGATCCACAATCTTTAACTTTTGTTGGTCAGTTGAGAAAGGGACTTGTTCGAGTGGTTGGAGAAGCTATTCTTGGCGTTGATGGCGCTATAGAAATGACTGAAGAACGTGATGGATGGTTAAAAATATATAGTGATGACCCAGAAGCCTTTGGTTTGCGTGTAAAAGGCGATAGCATGTGGCCACGCATCAAATCTGGTGAATACGTTCTTATAGAGCCAAACACGAAAGTATGTCCTGGGGATGAGGTTTTCGTAAGAACTATCGAAGGTCATAACATGATTAAGGTGCTTGGTTACGACCGAGACGGAGAGTATCAGTTTACAAGCATCAATCAAGATCACCGTCCAATTACATTGCCATATTATGAAGTATCCAAGGTGGAATATGTGGCTGGAATTTTAAAGCAATCACGACACCTTGATGACATAGAAGCAAGGGAATGGTTGCGTAATAATTAAGCCAATGGCCTGATGAGATATTCGGGTGATGATGGACTGAATGGATGTTTGGGTAACAGTGATTGTGTGAAATAGGTCGCAGAAATGCGGCCTTTTTTTCGGTTATCGATGTCACCAATGGTAAACAGTTTACCAAAAGACTTGATCTATTTGGTTTACCATGTCACTCTTGGTTAACTAACTTACCAACGGTAAAGCATTAACCATTGGTGACATCGATAACCAGGAGTTTATGATGAAGAAATATGCTATATGGAACAACAAGGGAGGAACAGGGAAAACAAGCCTGTCATTTCAAGCCATTTGCAGATATGCAGAAATTCACCCGCTTGAGCGCGTGTTGGTTATTGATGTGTGCCCACAGGCAAACTTGTCAGAGCTTTTCCTTGGGGGATTAATCGGTAATGGAAGCATAAACTTATTGACCAGGCATGATATAAATAATAGATGTACTTTGGGTGGTTACTTCCAAATGCGCCTACCGACGCCTTATCAAAAACCTATTTTTGATGCCCACGATTATTTGACGCACCCAAAAAAATTCAACGAACATATTCCAGCCAATATATCACTGATATGCGGAGACCCGCTTCTTGAGCTTCAAGCAAACGCTATCAACACTCTTGCTAATCAGCAGATTCCTGGAACAAATGCATGGGTAAGCATCATTGATTGGATTAATGATCTGATTAAAGATCTAAATGATGAGTACGATGTTTTGTTTATTGACTGTAATCCTAGTTTTTCAATTTATACTCAAATAGCATTAGCTGCTGTAGAAAAGCTCATCTTGCCAGTTATGGCTGATGATTCCTCTCGTCGTGCCATTCAAAACGCTTTCTCTTTGATTTATGGGTTAAAATTGCCATCTGACATCTATGCCTCCTACGCATTTGCAAACAAACTTACCATGGTAAGTAGACCACTACCAAAAGTGCATATGATCGCAAAAAACCGTCTTACACAGTATATGGGGCCTGCATCAGCCTATGCCGCAGTTCTGAAATCAATCGATAATGATATTCAGCAACTATTACTGAGCAACCCAGAAATTTTCGACTTCGAAAATGTTGAAGAGGGAGTGGTAAATATTAAAGATTTTCAGACAACTGGTGTTGTTGCCTTTGCTAAAGGGTGTCCATTTTCGATCCTCCCAACAGGCAGTGTACGAGTTATGAACAGGAGGGTAAAAGTTAATGCCCCATATAAACAATCTTGCCTAGAGGCCATTGATAAAATGGTGGTTAAACTATAAATCAACCAACCCGGCCACCGCGCCGGGTTTACTTTTCCTGCCGATCCCTACGTCAACCATTCGCCCGTCAACGTAACTCATTGATAATTATGCCAACGCATCGCTATTTCATCCATTTGCCCGCCACTTTGTCACCACCCAGATACCTACTCTTCCAGTAGCTTCACAGCAAGTTTCATGCACTGCAACTGGTCGTCATCCCACTTATCCAGACCTTTCGCTATCTCCGTACGAATAACGTCAGCTATAGCTACTCTTTTGGTCTCATGCCCCTCCGCAACCATAGCAAACACGACATCACCGACAATCCTGCACATTTCCTGATAGCGCAACTGCGCCAGCTCTTCGCTTTTCATACTGATACCTAGCTCGTTTTTTGTTCAGAATAGTATGACATAGAGGATTTATAAAAATAAATTCATTTATATTTCAAAAACGTACTAAAAGAACAGAGCATTTACGATAATAATGTACCAATAGTTCTTGCATATTACGTACTATTGGTTCAATATAAACACATCAACAGGACGCACTACTCACCAGGACGGTGAACATACAACGATTCAGTGATGAATCTACGCGGCTGAAAAGCCGGAACGACCAAAGTGAGCTTTGGGAAGGCGTGTCGTGGAGCTTAGGCCTAGTAATAAATCGGGCCGGACTGAGAAGCGACTTGAAATCCGGGAATTGAAACAGGTCCCGGCGCTTTCACCAAAGTTCATCAGGAGGTCACTATGACACGCAGAACAGCTTTCAATGGCTCAGCAGCAGGTCGTCGCCGCGAACGTCGCGCTGCGCTTCAGAATGAGACTACAGCCAGTTCAGAAGTATTACACCGCCCTACCCTTAGCCGCGCCCAGATTCAGGCCAAAGGAAAACACGAAACGCCAGAACGTATTGAAGACGCAAAATCACTTCAGTTCATGGCGAAAGATGCATTCTGGCAAGTGGAAGAGTACAGACGCCATCTGGAGCGGGCAGCCATTGTATACGCAAATGAGTTCGGACATAAGCCACCAGAAACCGGTGTATGTTTGCCAGACGTAGCGCTTTACGCAGCAGGTCATCGTAAATGTAGACAAGTTACCGCTAGATAATTATTCAGCAGCAATCCTCTCATCTAATCAGGTCGCAATGCGGCCTTTTTTATTGCCAAAATTTAAGGAATAACAACATGAATTCAGCAGATTTATCGAAGATTCTTGAAGAACACAAAGTGTGGATTACCTCAATGCGTGAGAGCGGATCGAGAGCCAACCTGTGCGATGCCAACCTGTGCGGCGCCGACCTGCGCGATGCCAACCTGTGCGATGCCAACCTGTGCGATGCCAACCTGTGCGGTGCCGACCTGCGCGGTGCCGACCTGCGCGGTGCCGACCTGCCTGATCTCACTTTCGTAATCCTGGGTGAGAAATACTTCATAAGTATAACGAACGGTGAATATGTACGAGCAGGGTGCCAGAACCACACAGTTGAGGAATGGAGAAAATATAGTAAGCAGGAAATTACTGAGATGGATGGTCGTAAAGCTCTAAAATTTTATCCACGATTGCTTTCTATAATTGACTTTTACCTCGGGGCCGGAGAATGGCCTGATTGGGTTAAAAGCGATGGGGAGGAGTGATGGAAATAAATAAAGAGCAGGCATCAGAAATTATCAAACTTATCGAACAAGCATTACTTGATGGGTTTGATGATGAAATTTTGGTTTCGCTACACGAAAGTCTTACCAAATTTGTCAGCGAATAAGCACCGATAGCAGATTTACGAGTCTGCTATGTGAGCAATATCGCTCGTAACCAAACGAGGACGACGACTCGTTCTGGTTAATCGAAAAATCATCCCTTGATGTTATTTGCCGCTCTATATGGGCGGCATTCTTTTTACCTGGAGGAAATATGAAATTACGTGTCTGGCATATCCCGCAAGTTCCTATGAAGCCATTCATTGTAGAAGTAGCAAGTGTTGAAGAGGGTGTGCGAGTGATGGATGCACTGGCTGATTATGACGCATTTCAGTATGACAACAACATCAAACCTGATTACTGCAACGCTAACGGCCTTGAGATGTGGGATGAGAGCCTTACTGACCAGGATTTGGAAGAAATGGAGCTTACGGATCGCTGGGTGGATTGGTATAGCGAATGCCAGTGTTACGACGACCCGCGTGAATATATCGAAAGCCTGAAAGAAGAAACAACAGCCGCCGCCTGAGTGCGGCTGTTTTATCGCATATCCACAGCGCTTCATATCGAGGCGTTTTAGCTATGCCAATAAATGAAAATGGAGAATCCCACGATGACATTTGCTATCGCGGGCGGTGCCGTCATGGGTATCGCACACCTTAATGAATCACTTTTAGAGCGTATCACCAGAAAATTACGGGCCGGATGGAAACGTCTGGTCGATATCCTGAATCAACCAGGAGTGCCGTGTAATGGATAAATCACTTATGGCTATTCAGTCTAAATTCGCAATTGCTGTTTATCTTGGTGACAAAATAATGTATCGCGAAGCTGTAGAAGCCTTTCGCGAATGGAGGTTGAAATGATACCAGTGGATTTAGCAAGGACACCGGAGTTGAGCAGGTTAAAACGTCAGTATCACCTGACAGAGGCAATGTACTGGCGCAAGTCAGGTAATAAATCGATGAAAAGAAATTGCCTTTCATTAGCCAAAAATGAGCGAATAAACAAAGGTGAATTTCTGGCTAATCCTTCCGAATTACCATTCTGAGGTGAATTATGGATTTGAATAAATTCGACGCCCCATTCAATCCTGAAGATATCGAATGGCGAATACAGCAAAGCGGTAAAACACGCGATGGCAAAGTGTGGGCTTTGGTGCTGGCTTATGTCACAAACAGGGCAATCATGAAACGCCTGGACGATGTTTGCGGCAAAGCAGGATGGCGCAATGAATACCGCGATATTCCCAACAACGGTGGCGTTGAATGCGGCATATCAATCAAGATTGATTCCGAATGGGTAACTAAATGGGATGCTGCTGAAAACACACAGGTAGAAGCCGTCAAAGGTGGCCGCTCCGGCGCAATGAAGCGTGCTGCCGTTCAGTGGGGAATTGGTCGGTATCTGTATAACCTTGAGGAAGGTTTTGCGCAGATATCCAGTGATAAGAAACAAGGATGGCACAGGGCCAAACTGAAGGATGGAACAGGATTTTACTGGCTCCCTCCATCGCTGCCGGACTGGGCCATGCCAGCATCATGCAATCAACCATCACCAGAAAATACCAACCAGAAATCTCCATCGGTTGACTGCGAACAAATCCTGAAAGACTTCAGCGATTATGCAGCAACAGAAACTGACAAGAAAAAGCTAATTGAGAGATATCAGCATGACTGGCAATTATTGGATGGTCACGATGATGCGCAGACAAAATGCGTTCAGGTAATGAACATCAGAGTTAACGAACTAAAACAGGCGGCATAAATGGCTAGTAGAGGCGTAAATAAGGTGATCATCTTAGGCCGGGTCGGACAAGACCCGGAGGTTCGTTATTCACCATCAGGGACGGCGTTCGCTAACCTGACAGTCGCTACATCAGAGCAGTGGCGAGATAAACAGACTGGCGAACAAAAGGAGCAGACTGAATGGCATCGTGTTGCCGTAGTCGGGAAACTTGCTGAAGTCGTAGGGCAGTATGTGAAAAAAGGTGATCAGGTTTATTTCGAGGGAATGCTGAGAACCAGAAAGTGGCAAGACCAGACAGGGCAAGACCGCTACACCACTGAGATTAATGTTGGAATTAATGGTGTGATGCAAATGCTTGGAGGCACTGGCGACAACAAACAACAAGCAGCCGACAGGCAATCACAGAAGCCACAGCAGCAATCATCACCGGCACAACACAACGAACCTCCTATGAACTTCGACGATGAGATACCATTTTAATAATCGTGGCAACACATCCACCATCTTGATATAGATTATTGAAATATTAGTGGTTAATTAAAATGATTGAAAATTTATCACATAACTATCTTCATGAATTAAAGAATAGATTTTTAGCAAAGGTTGACATTAATTCAGGGTATGTACCTGAAAATATGGAAACTGAGTGCCATATTTGGATGGCTGGGAAGAGTTGCAGAGGGTACGGAAGAATAAGCGTTAATGGAAAAGTAGTTAAGGCTCACAGATTATCATATGAGTTTAGAAAAGGAATAATTCCAGAAGGAAAGGTTGTTATTCATTTGTGTGACAACCCATCTTGCGTAAATCCAGAGCATCTAGCAGTAGGTACAGTTTCTGACAACAATGCAGATATGCGTCATAAGGGACGCGCAAAATATCAAACAGGAGAACAGAACGGTAACTCAAAATTAACAAAGGATAAGATTTTTGATATCCGTAGAGATATCAGATCAAACAGAATTATTGCTAGAGAATACAATATAAGCCACACACATGTTGGTTTAATTAAAAACAAGAAAATATGGAGACACTTATAATCAACGCCATAAAAACATAGCAAATACAAACAAGCCACAAACATTGTATAATGGATATCATATTATTATGACAAAACCATTGTTTGACTATAACAATCCTCTCCGATGTTCCGGCAATTCCGTATCGGAGGTGCTGGATAAATTCAGAAAAAACTACGACCTGATAATGTCGCTACCGCAGGAAACGAAAGAGGAAAAGGAATTTCGTCACTGTATATGGCTTGCAGAAAAAGAAGAACGCGAACGCATTTACCAGACATCCATCAGGCCATTCCGCAAAGCCACTTACACCCAATTCATTGAAATAGACCCGCACCTTAAAAATTACCGTTCGCGTTATGGCGCTATCAGTAATGACTGAGGAATTTACGATGAGAGGACTTGCATACAATCCCGACATTCTACCAGCCGAACTTATTATTAGGATGAAATTTAAACCAATGCCTACACGCGAGGAATTATTACAGCGCAATTCATTACCTTCTATTAACGAGAATAAATATTTGAATGCGATACTGAGGAAAGATAAATGCAAGAGGTAAAAATTTACACCGCGTCCCCATCTGATTTATCTCCACCAGTCCAGTCTGAATCGTTCTGCGTTGACATGGTTCTGGCATCTGATTATGCGGAACTGGAGGAGAAATTTATGGCGCTGGCGGTTGAGAATGAGCTGGCTCGTAAAGCAGTTCAGGCATTCTGCGATGTTGTTGGCGACAACATCGAGGTTATCTCCGAGGAGGTTGGGCGAGACGGCGTTCTGGTTATTTTGGAGGCCATGAAGGCAACAGGAAATATGCCAGCCACCGACGCCTTCCTTGCTGAGGTGCGGGCGCAGGGTGTGGAGATGTTCTCCGAAAAATTCGGCGGCGGTACTCAGCTTTCCGATATGGTCAAAGAGGTTGCGGCTGATTTTTCGGCGAAGCTTCGCAAAGGAGCAGCCCAATGAGCAACATCGACAAACTCAATGACCATCAACTGGCTGACATGAAAAACGCTATCGAAAGAGAGCTTAAACGACGCGCTGATGGGCCAAAAGTCACCACGTATTATGTCGTCTCCTGCATCACAGATACTCAGCATTTTACTGATTTGGACTGCGCTTTACGTTGCTTAAAAAGTGTCACCGAAGACCTTATGGAGTGGGTAGCGGAATCCCCAGAAAACCGGGATTACGTCAATCGATGCACAGGCATTGTTTTGGCAAAACTCCAGGTGAAGGAGATGAATCTCGATCACTTCAACATGTGCGTAGCAGAAAAATATTTCGACGATATTTGTTATCCACAGGAGGCAGCCCAATGAGCAACATCAAAGGTCCGCTTATCAGCAGTCAGCGCTACCTCGACAAGGCAAAGGTAAACGACAGAGCGGCAAGATTTAAGCGTTTTATCGTATCTGTTTACCCGATAGTTCTGCGTGGGCAGCAATACACCATCCTGATGGATGGGCACCACAACTACGCGGCGGCAAAGCTTGCTGGCATAGAACCTGATTACCGACCAATCACCAAAAAGGTGCAGCGTATTCTCGGTGAGATGTCAGGGCGCGAGCGCGAGGCATTCTTCATCAACAACATTACAGACAGCAACTACTACTTCGTTGAAACAGGCGAAGTGGTTCATGAGTTGGTTATGCCTGATACGTCCTGCAAATTCCAGGCGCACGCAGGTAATCAGTGGATTTTGGGAGGTACAGCATGACAATCGACAAACAGGAGCTGCGTGAGCGCTATTCACCAAAACCTGTACCTAAATGCCATATTTGCGGCGAGGAAATGACAATCCAGCGAATGTCTGCCAGTCGAATTACTTACGGCTGCACTGGAGAAACTTATGACGATGCTGGTTGCCATTACTCCACAGGCCGCAGAATAGCGGACGACCACTACGAACAGTCTCGCATCACTGTCGTCGATGTTAGCGACCCGGATGTGCTGGCGCTGCTGGATGAGCTGGAGCATTACAAATCACGTGAAGAGCGAGTTACAAAGCTGGTTCTGGATAACTCGACAAGCTGGGATGTTCTCTACGAGAAGCTTGAAGCCGCAGAACGGCGAATAGCAGAACTGGAGGCGCGGGCTGTCAACTTACCAAAACGCAGCGTTGATGAGGTCATGCACCTGAGCGGATTCAGCCGGGATTACGCCGAGGGTTGGTGCGCTGGCAATGACAATGCGATACACGAAATACGCGCCGCTGGCATCAAGGTTAAGGAGTCGTGATGTCACAGCAAACTATTTTGGACGTGTGTTGCGGCTCTCGCATGTTCTGGTTCAACAAACAGGATTCCCGCGCCGTGTTCGCCGATATCCGCGCCGAAGAGCATACCCTGTGCGACGGTCGCCGTCTGGTTATCAGTCCTGACCTCATTGCTGATTTTCGCGCGCTATCGTTTGCTGATTCGTCGTTTCCGGTTGTGGTGTTTGATCCGCCTCATCTGGAACGTGTCGGTCAAACGGCCTGGATGGGTAAAAAATACGGGTGCCTGAATAAAAAAACGTGGCGTTCTGACCTCCGCGCCGGATTCAAAGAGGCTTTCCGTGTATTGCGGTCACACGGCGTTCTCATTTTCAAATGGAACGAAACGCAGATTCCGGTTAGCCAGATTCTGGCGCTTACTGACGTGAAACCAATTATTGGCCAGCGCACCGGCAAGAACGATAAAACCCACTGGATTATTTTTGTGAAGGACTAACCCATGACCACTATTAGCAATAACAAACTAACAGACGAACGCGTTTCAAATGCAACACTGATTCGGCTCATTCAGTGGGCTGATCAGCACAATAGCCATTATGTTGCAGCGGCCCTGTGTGAGCTACAGGAGCGCCGCAAGGCTGATAACCAAGAGCCAGCCGGATACCACGTCATCAAAGAGTGCGGAAAGGTTGGCTGTAGTGTTGCAACACTTGAGGAAGCTGAGAAAACTCGGGATTTCTGGAATAAAAAGTGGACTATCAGGCCGTATTTCTACTCCGCAGCGCCAGCGCCGGTAGTGCCTGAAAAAATGAACTTTTCCACCGCATGCAACTCTGTGCAAATCAACGGAATGGCGAAGGAGGACCGGGCAACTCTTGCAATGAGAGCATGGAACGCCTGCCGCTCCGCCATGCATCAGGGTGTCGAACCTGTAAGCCAGACTTACAAGTTGAACGAGCTATCGGGCAACTCTCCGGTAACTCCGGATGGCTGGATAAGCTGTAGCGAGCGGATGCCGGATAGCAAAACAGGAGTTCTTGTTGCTCGAGAGTTTGGTAGGAAAGGTGACTGGCGAATGAAATGGGGAACCTACATACCAGGGCATCCAGACGCGCAGGATGGATGGATTATACCAGGTGCATCTTGGTTACCAACCCACTGGATGCCACTGCCAGAACCACCGCAGGAGGAAAAGTAATGCAACCATTTGGGAAATTCTATTCGGTTGATGGTTGTACCTGTTCGTTGTGTCGATCACGAGGCTACAGAAAAGGAAACGGATATGATGCTGAATTGAGAACCTGTAAACATCGAGCTCGTCAGCAGAGTAAACGCCTGATTGATAAGGAGTTAAGACAGTTCGAAAGCATTCGCGATTATTGATCAAACTGAACCATAGCAGAAGCCGTAAACAATTTGTTTTCAGAGTTAAGTTATTATTTCACCCCTCAAAATTGACCAACATTTGCTTTAATTTATACTGTATGAAAACACAGTATTCATGGTGGCTGAAATGGGTGGCAAAGTACCTAACTACCAAATCGTTTATAGAGACGAGACACTCAATTATTTCAAGCCTGGAGGATATGTTTTCTTTCAAAGGCTTAAAGAATATGGCGGTGGTTATTGGTTAGGCAAAATTTACGAGGATGGGTTCGAGTTTGTGCTTGAAAGGCCAACCTCATTAAGTGAGGGAATTAAGCATTTACTTGTTTTAAAAAGCGTTGAAGATGGGTATCTGGAATTTGTAGATGATATCGACAACTTCAAGCTCCAATGATGCGATAGCTTTTAACATATCTCATGCGAAGATTATACGTTCGTATGTCATTCAGCACATAGCTATCTTATGCTGAAAGATAAAACAAGCGCTCTTCGGGGTGCTTGTTTGCTTATGGGGAGAGTCCACAGATGCTGAAGCGCAGCAGCTCGGCTCTCAGCACCGCAAAAATAACAATCCTCGCACTCGCGGGGATTTTTTTATCTGAACTCGCTACGGCGGGTTTTGTTTTATGGAGATGAGAAATGCACTTCCGAGTCACAGGCGAATGGAATGGAGAGCAATTCAACAGAGTTATCGAAGCTGAGAACATCAGCGACTGCTATGACCACTGGATGATATGGGCGCAGATAGCACATGCAGAAGTAACCAATATTCGAATTGAAGAACTGAAAGAACACCAAGCCGCCTGATGGCGGTTTTTTATTGGAGACAAGAAATGTCAGATTTGGCTATGAAGGTTTTGAAATGGCAATCGACTGGCGATGTTGGCATCAGTAGCGCAACTCTTGCCTCAATCGCATGTGGCCTGAAAAAGAATATCTATGGTCATCACTTCGACGCTCCCTATGACGCAGCAGACTTCCGGCGATGCGTTGCACTTGTTGAGCAGATTCCAGAAATCAGAGATTCATTCGGCAAGGTTGCGAAGCGCGTTCCGGCATTCAAAGGCCTCCTCAACGAATGGGATTCCCTCGTTGCGCTGTTGAAGTCTGAAATGAAGGTGCATGGGAACAAAGCACCAGAGACTTACAGAAGAATCAGCGAGCTACGCAAGGACTAACTATGGAATCACACAGCCTCACACTCGATGAGGCCTGTGCATTTCTCAAGATATCCCTTCCTTCCAGGTTCGATTCCCAAACCGGAGATAAAACCTATGCGCGAATTACGCGACGACTCACTTGTTGACTTAAAGTTCATGATGAAGGATTCTGGCATGGGTAAAACGTTCATTTACTCAGAAATCAAGAAAGGTAAATTGCCTTCCCCGCACAAAATCGGCAGCGCATCCAGGTGGGTTTATGCCGACTATCAAAACTGGAAACGCAGCCACTTCTCACCCCTTCAAAATGTCTCATGAATTGCCTTTGTGGGCATAAATGCGGGCATAAAATTCTTCACTCCTGTAATTCATCATAAATCCCCTGCACTTACGATATTCATTAGGTGTCTGCAGGGGACACCATGAACACTTCTCACTAAGTCCAATTAATTCCATAACTCACTGTTTCTACTGTTCTCATCTCCTTTTACTTGTCCAGCAAAATGCCATTATTTCTAATGGAATCTATACATCTTTGCGTATAACATTGTGTATAACTGAGTTCGATCTTTTTTCTATACATATGCTGCTATCTGACATCCAAATAAAAAGAGCAAAACCGAAGGACAAACCCTATACGCTTAACGATGGTATGGGCCTATCACTCCTCATCGACACAACGGGCAGCAAAGGCTGGCGTTTCCGCTATCGCTTTGCAGGTAAGCCAAAGATGATTTCCTTTGGCGTATATGGCGATGTGTCATTGGCACAAGCACGTGCCGTGATGAAGCGCGCTCGATGTTGGCCAAAGGGATCAACCCAAGTGAAGCCAGAAAAGCAAATAAGATAACTTTGCAGTTCGCGCATGAGAACAGCTTTGAGTCTGTGGCCAGAGAATGGCACTCATCGAAAAAAGCTACCTGGTCAGAGGGATATGCAAAAGAGGTTCTCAATTGTATGGAAAAGGATATTTTTCCTTTTATCGGTCAGCGCCCAATTGAGCAGATTGAACCACTAGAGCTGCTAACCGTCCTGCAAAAAATAGAGAAAAGAGGTGCACTGGAACAAACCAGTAAGATCCGCCGCCGCTGCGGTGAGGTTTTACGTTATGCCGTCGCCACCGGACGGGCTAAATATAACTTTGCTCCTGACTTGGCTATTGCACTCAACAAGCCTAAAACTCAACACTTCCCGTTCCTTACTGAAAGTGAATTGCCTGATTTTGTCAATGCTCTGGAAAACTATCAAGGCAGTTTAGTCACTAAATATGCCACGCATCTGTTGATGCTAACCGGAGTGCGCACAATTGAACTATGTGCAGCGGAGTGGGCTGAGTTTGATTTAGATAATGCCTTATGGGAGATCCCCAAAGAACGGATGAAGAAACGCGCCCCCATTTGGTTCCGTTATCTACTCAGGCGATCAGCATCCTGAAAAAGCTGCAAGAAGTAACTGGGAATTACAGTCTCGTTTTCCCTGGACGAAACGATGTCAGAAAGCCAATGAGCGAGGCCAGTATCAACAAAGTGATAAAACTACTGGGCTATCATGGTCGGTTAACGGGTCACGGCTTCAGGCATACCATGAGTACTATTTTGTATGAACATGGTTTTGAAAGCCCTTGGATTGAAATGCAGCTTGCGCATGTTGATAAGAATTCCATTCGAGGGACTTACAATTATGCGCAATATATTGAAAAAAGAAGATTGATGATGCAATTTTATTCCGACTTACTTTGCTTCCTAAAATAATAATCTAATACATTTAAAGTATAATATTCACTTTGTATTCTTCCATCTATAGACTCATACTGAACATATACAACCGGATTAGATGGAGTACCTTTATTGACTGACAAGTCAGCATTGAAAATATTTTTGCAATCAGGTAGTCGCCTTACAATATCTATTGCTACATTAATGTATTTAACATATTTTTCATTACCTTCGAAGATATATGGAACACCATTCTCGACTGTAGCAAGCACTTTATTGTTATAACTCCGGCCCTTGTAACAATCCTCCAATCTATTTCTTTCTAATTTATAAGTATCCGCCTTCATAGACATTTTATAGTATTTTAAACCACGACCACATAAGACTTTCATTACAAGTTTTATAAATCTAGAATCACATCTACAACCGAAATATATTGATTTTAAACTTGATGGTTTATATTTATACAATCCTGATTGCCCTGTAACTATTCTAACTTCATCCTCATGCTTCCATCGAAGAGATTTTGTACCTATCATCTTCCTATTCAAGTTCCCTGCCATTTTCTTACTTTCAAAGAAATCAAGAAGATCTATATCCGTTATACAAGGCATTTTTTCCTGATAGTCAACTGGAATGACCAATTCATCCCTCATTCTGTATTCCATTAGTTCATCTAATTCATATTCAAGACAAAATCCACGATGAGAATCTGCGTAATAAGCCCAAAGGAGTTCATCTTCAAACGTTTTGCTCAATGAATAAATACCAAATTCATTAACATTATCGGCATACTCCCGTAAAACTTTCAAAGTCGATGCGTTTATCTTTTTAAGATCTTGCTCTTTTATAACAGATCGCATTTGACTTAATGCAAAATGATTTTCATTTATTGTAAATCTTGCTTCAAAGATATCGTTCAATAAATTAAATGGCGCACTATAAATTTCATTATTATAAAGACTACGCAGATCTCTCTTAAGAATGCTTTTATTCCCACCTCTATATTTATAAACTTTCATTTCGTTACCTTTAATATCTATCAGTTCCCACGTATAATTTAAACCCATAATTTGAACGTTCTATTTTTTTAAGTATTATTTTTTTGTCGTTTATTATTTTTCTTATTTCTTGATAACACTCAGGGCTTGAGTTATATCCTAGTATAATGCAGTCAATAGATTCATCAGAATATTTACATACTCTATAGTCATCCTCATTATTTCTCGCCACATCCTGATGAACTAATCTAAACTCCTGTTCATATCTCCAGTTTTCATCCTTCGTAAAAATTATATTTCTAGCTGGATTGCTATTATCATACAATCCTTCCATAAGGTTTATTGGTTCATTAGTATATTTAACCTCCCCATAATCAAATAACGACAAATCATTCAATAACACATCTTTCTTAAATCTTAGGCAAAAACCAGTATGTGAATTAGAATAATGAGACCATAATAAAGAATTTGTTGCAGTCTGAGAAAAACAACATATAAATGCTCTTGACAATGATGCCATTACGAGTTCATAAACCGGATAAAGATCTGTCCGTTCAATACTATTGTTCTCTATATATTCCCTATTCTTTTCAATTTGTTGGTTAACTATAAAATCAATTAAATCCTCATTATTTTTTGCCAACTCCAATAATAGACTGTTATTCTTATTAACGTTAATAAACTTTCTTATAGATGTTATTGACATTAATGTAATAGGAACATTTAAAGAGCAATCAAAAGGATCATTAAACTTAACACCTCTAGAAAACCAAATTTCATTATTCTTCAATGCATTCAAACTATTTTCATCAAATCTTCGATACTTATATATATACAA